AGGAAGAATAATTATTTGTGAACCACTATCACCAACAATATAAGAAATACTATCAAAACCTTGTGTCTTTTTAAAAGTGGCTTGGATTTCTCCTCTGTAACCACTATCAATTACACCCACACAATTTGATAAAATTAAATCATGATTTCTTACTGAGGATCTTGGAAAAATTAAACCTACATGTCCTTCAGGAATTTCCATTGCAATACCAAAACCATATGTAATACTAAAACTGGTATTTTCTTTAATATCTGTAATTGTTAAATCCATACCAGCATCACCTACTTTAGAATATGAAGGTACAACGGCATCAGGAATTAATTTTTTTACTTTAACTAACACCATGGAATTATTTTTAGGTGTTGTATATTCCCCATAGGGAACATTAGGTGATGTACCGTTAAACGAATTTGTGGGATTTATTGTTGGTTCTTGTGATATTTTTTTTAGTATATCATCAATTTCATTTAAAAAACCAAAATCCATAGTGTCTTCTTGTTCATTTATAGATTGTTCTAAGTCTTTCAATTGTTTTAAATAATTTTCTAAATCTTCTTTTTCCATTTTAATTTTTTTTCTTTTCTTCTAACCATTTATCCAAAGATTTTACTCTTTTTTTCAAATCTTCATCTTGAGGTTTTAAACATAATTCAACAAATAATTCTGTAATTCTTATTAGTTCTTCGACACTAACAGTAACACCAACTGATGTTACATAATCTAAAGCCATTTTACTCTGCGATTGACGCATAATTTGTATTTCACGACTGTAGAAGTCCATATCAGTTGGTGTTTAAATTGTTATTTTGTTTTGTAGTACTCTGGAGTGTTCTTTGGATCAATGATACATTCAATTGCCATTTTTGCAACCGCAATACTTTCACTTGAACGTACGTCTCCAGCTCTGTATTTTGCTGCAACAATTGTTGCTTCTTCAACAGTTTCCGCTTCAACGATGTACTTTAATTTTTGTAAACGAGGATTACCGTTTCTGTCCATTTGTTCGGTTTCATAACCGATTGTAACTAAATAATGCATGTGATTCTATTTTATTATTGATTTAAAAAATTCTACTCTATCTTGACAAGTTTTCTTTAATGAATATTTGTCTTTAACTGTTTCATATAAACGATTACCTAAGTCTTCAATCATGTTAGGATTCTCAACTAAACGTTTCATATGTTTTGCCCAATCTTTATGATTCTTTTTTGTATTAACTAACAAAGCATTTCCTTTATCGTTAAACTTACCTTCATCAACCGCTGAAATTAAATCTAAAGTATATGGATCAGTTTCACTAGCAATGATTGCTTTTTTATGAAAACCAGCTTCAATTACTTTTAATTGTGATTTATTTGCGTTAAATTTTGATTCAACTAAAGGAGCTAATGACACATCAAAATAATTATAATTTGAAGCGTATGTTGAAATTTCTTTAGTCCATCTTCTTCTATATGGTTTATCCTCATCGGGATATGGTATATCGGCAAATGTGTTCAAAAACGCAACGTAATTATTATCTAACGTTTTATAGTTATCAGTAAAAATCTTTTCATATCTATACCAAACTGTTTCCATTGGTTGTATAGGTCTTTGTCTTTGTTGTTTTGTTGTTGGATCAATTTCAGTTACTGTTCCTCTTAAATCAAAACCACATAAAACAAATTGTACTTTATCTTTAAAAGCGTTGTAAGTTGATGAAATACCATTTGTCATTAATTCAATGTCAGACAAATGAGATGAACCACCTAACCAACCAAATCTAACTTTATCTGATTTTGTTGGATTAATTTCATATTGTGGTTCTTTATCGTTAACGGCATTTGGAAAAATTTCAACGTTTTTAACTTTTAAACTATCTTTAATTGTTTTAGCAAAAATAGGAGTTGTCGTTGTGACATAATCAACAGATTTTAACATATTGATTTTCATTTCACCAACTTTGTTTGCTTTGATAGCGTGATATGCAGGGTGTCTTTGATCAACAAACCATAAATCATCAATATCCATAATAGTAATAATACCTTTGGATTTTAACCAATTAATTCTATTAATGTTATCATCATGATTTGTTTGGTGAATAAAAGTATGAAAAACTACAATATCGTAATTTAAAAAATATTCATCATTATTTTCTGCATTGTAGGTGATATCTACGTGTACTTCATCTGAATAATTTTCACCAATAAAAGTATATGGATCCATTATTCTAAATTTACCAACTCCATGTTTATCAGGAGGTATGGCTAAAATTCTCAATTTTGACATTTAATATTAGTTATATGTCAATAATATAATAAAAAAAATTAAGAAAACAAAATTATTTGGATTTATTAACTCCGGTAATTTTTCCTTTAAATACTGAATCACCAACTTTTAACACTAAGTTTTCGTTGATTGTTTGAGTTTGTTGAGCAGTAAGAATTTGATTTAATTTTTCATCCATTACTTTACGAACAGTATTTTCAATTAAAGTTGCAATTACATTCATATCAATATTGGATGATTGTGTTTGTTGTTTAGAAAATGGTACAACTGTTTTTTGTTTTGTTGATACACCTTCTTGTTCCATTAAACGTTTTGCACCTTTAATGAAATCCATATCTAAAGTTTCATTTAATGAAATTGAAGGCATTTGTTCTATTGGATGTTCAATCATGGCTCTTTTTATTGCTTCAGGTAATCTTGAATTTTGTATTTTATCAGGGTTTACATTTCCAACAGGACGAGTGGCTCTATTAGATTGTATATTAGTATTTTCCATTAATTCATCTGGTGATGACATTATTATATCTTCATTAACATTTCCTCTTTCATAATTTCCGCCATCAACCATATTCATAACCTTTTTTGATTGTACTAATTTTTTCATTAAATCGTTTTGAGATATTACTCCATTTCCTTGTTGTGACATAACTATAAATATTTTTTAAATTAATAATAACATTTTTTAAAAGAACATTAAATGTTTTATTTTTCTAATTGATTCTTTTAATACTTCATCTTCTTCCTCTTCATCTGGTTTTCCTTCAGGATTAACAGATGGTTTAACTTCAGGTTTTGGTTGAGGTAAATCTTCTGGTTTTTGTGGTTTGTTAGTTTGAGTTTCAGGTGTTGTTCCTGTTTCAGGTTGAGGTTCTTGAGTTGGTTGAGCTGGTGGTTGTGGTGCGGGTGTTGGTTGTTGTGTTGGTTCTTGAACTGGTTCTGCAGTTGGTTCCACTTGTGGTTCAGTAGGTTGTGGTTCAGTTGGTTGAGGTTTTGTTGGGGTTTTACTTGGTTTAGTAATTCTTGATTTTTTAATTTCAGGTTTGTTAGTCCAATCAGAAGTTACATAAGTAACACTCATTGAATTGTCATTACCTTCTTTATAATCAGGTTTTTTTTGATCAAAACGTTCATCACTTATTCTTAAATCACTCATTCTACTTACCATAAAAGTTCTCCATCCCGTTTTTTCAAATCCTTTTTTAGAAACTGAAGGTGGTTGAACATATGCTCTTATAATTAAATTACCTTTTTTACTTAAACCTAATGCAACGGCTTCAGCATCAATTCTTCTACCTGGTTTTACACTATCTTTTTCTGCTTTTCTTGGACCTGTATAATAAAATGAAATCTTCTTCCTATCCTTTATTGCTTTAACAATAGGTTTTGTTTTTGTTGTCCCTAAAATGTTTTGTTCCTCAAGGATTTTGAAGATGGTATTATTTAAACTCATTATGCGGTTGGAAAATCTGGATATGTTTTATTTGAACTATAGTGATTTATTGCAATTTCTTGTATTCTTGTATGTACGTCAACGGAACTAACCTCAATTTGTGAATCGGATAAATTAGCCCTTTCTTTAGAGTTATAAGGTTTTTCTGAATTAAATTTGTTAATCGCTATTTCCGCATTTCTCGCTTGAATATCTAATGGACTAACAAATGTATTAGATGCCACGGTATCTTTCGTATCATTTGGAATTATACCATATGGTTTATCGGAATTAAATTTGTTAATTGCAATTTCTTGAATTCTTGTATGTATATCTATTGGTGTTACTGCCGTTGTTTCGTTTGACATGTAAGCCTTTTCATTAGAACCATATCCATTTTCTGAATTATATTTGTTTATAGATGTAACTTGAATTCTTGTATTGATATCAACAGATGTTACTGCGGTTTTTTCTTCTGGTACAGATGCTTTTTCATTTGAATTATAACCACTGTCAGGCGTATATTTGTTAATCACCAATTCTTTTTCTAATAAAGGGATTGATGTTTTTTCTAAAGGAGATTTAACGGTTTCTGTTGATCCATTATATGTTTCTATCATATTAATATATAATTAGTTTCTTAATCTTATTTATTTCTTCAAATAATTTTCCTATACCCAAATTTGATACCGATGTTTTATGAGAATTACTTTTCATCATATTAAGTGCCGGTAAAAAATCAGGTTTTTTTGAATGTTTCTTTAAAAAACTATTTTTTCTTTCTCCTGTTATACCTGACATTTCATCCGCATCTTTCCTACCTTGTTTTTTATTTAATATTAATTCTCTCTCACCATCTAAAAATTGTTTACCCCATTTTAACATCAAATTACCACCGGCTAGATCATATTTTACTTTATCTTTCATCGGATCAGTATTTTGTAAATCATGGATAATTCTTTTTAATTGTCCATATTTTACTTTTTTATCCTGTAAAAGTTTTTGGGCTCTTTGAATACCTCTAGCATGAACACCATATAACCCACTAACTGTGTGATTTATACTGTTTAATATATCTTGAGGTATATCAAAAATCCTATGTTTTAATTCTTTATTCATTATCTTCGTCCTCTAAATGTTTTAATACGTCATCTGTATTCAAACCATGGCTTTTCATACTATTTTTTAAGGACATAATTTGTCTCTTAACAATTGGGTGAACTTCCTTTACTTCATTTTCTTTATCTTTCATCAATAAATCGTTATCCTTTTGTTTTTTTTTCTTTAACACATCTTCAATATAATCTTCCATAAAACTCAAAGGATTTTCTACTAATCTAACAACATCATTTTGTCCTGGTATATAACCCATGGCTTCCAATCTTTCTTTAGCTTCCTCATCGGAAAGTCCCAACTCTTCAGTAAAATGTTTAAATGCTTTTTTATAAGGTTCATCTTCACCCATAGTTTCTTCAAAACCTAAAGCATCACCCATAGCAATTTCAATAAGTTTTTCTTTGGTTAATTTACCTTCGGCCCAATATCTTAATGAAGTATGTGTACCATGAACACCATGAGTTCCCATAGAACCTGCCGCAGTTTTTACAACTTCATCAGTAGTCCATTCATCACCAATACCTTTTGTGTTAAAATCAGTTGGCATTTTACCTGTAGCGATATTACCATTTTTATCTACTATCTCATCAACTTCTTGTTCTTTTTCTACTTTATCAGGTATTTTACTATAATCTGTCTTGTCAGAAAACTCTTTAGCCCATTTGGACCACTTCTTGTTTTTACCACCTTTAGCCTTTGCATAGAAGAATCTTTGTTGTGCTTTTGACGCAAATTTCTCCTCAATTACTTGTTTTATAAAATTATTCATCTAAATAGACTTTTATATAAATATCAAATGTTATGAAAGATATTTATATAATCATGGCACATCAAAATATTTTGACATTTTATAGTAGAAAACTTGATATTAGGGTAGATAAATCTCAATATTTTGACTATGAGGAAGATAAACAGGAAAAATATGATTTGAAAATTGATAATTCTGAATATTATGATTTTGAATTAGACTATAGTCCTGATTATGAATTAATTACACCTAATATTCCTATAGTTCACAAATTGGTGTTAAGTGTAAATTTTGAAACTGAAGATTATTTTATAACCGATATGTCAGGTATTATATTAACAACACAAGGATATGATAAAATTCAATTTCAATTTTAAAATTTTTATAAATGAGTACTAATAATAAAAGAATTAATGAATTACCACTTTACACAGGGGACACAACCGGTGTTTATTTGGTAATGAATAATAGATTAGAAACTACAACATATAAAGTAACCAAAGAATTAATTTTAGGTACTTCACAAACATCTGGTACTTCAGGTACATCTGGTATTAATGGAACAAGTGGAACTTCGGGTTTAAATGGTTCTTCAGGAACAAGTGGATTATCAGGAACAAATGGTTCTTCGGGTAGTTCAGGTTATAGTGGTTCTTCAGGATCAAGCGGATCTTCAGGTAGTTCAGGAATTAATGGTAGTTCAGGTACTTCAGGTGGTTCAGGTACTGCAGGATCAAGTGGTAGTTCAGGTACTTCAGGTTCATCTGGATTATCAGGTAATCCTGGTACATCAGGTACAAGTGGAACATCAGGTAGTCATGGTTCATCAGGATCTAGTGGAACATCTGGTATAGGATCTTCAGGTACTGCTGGAACAAGTGGTAGTTCAGGTACAAGTGGTTCTGTGGGTAGTCATGGAACATCGGGAACAAGTGGAACATCAGGTAGTCATGGAAGTAGTGGAAGTAGTGGTACATCGGGTATAGGTTCGTCAGGTTCTAATGGTTCTTCAGGTACATCAGGTTCTAATGGTTCATCAGGTACTTCAGGAACTAGTGGTGTTGGTTCTTCAGGAAGTTCGGGTACGTCAGGTTCTTCAGGAACTAGCCCAAGTGGTGTAGCATCGTCAACTTTAAATCCAGCTTATATTTTTGCTTCAAACAATGCCGATCAAGGTAGTGTTGGAAATGGTACCGCCGTTGCTTTCCAAACGACAAACGCAATAAATGGTTCTTTAATAACAAAAACTTCTAATACTCAAGTAACATTGACTGCAGGTAATACCTACAAATTGGAGGCTATCATTAGAAGATTTGTATCAAATTCTACTTGGGGTACTTTTAAATGGTACGATGTAACAAATAGTGCTTACGTTGGAGTTGAGGCGTTTGGCGAAATGACAACAAGTAATACTGGTGTAGCATCGACAGTTATTGCAACTCACTTTGTAACACCTTTGGTTAATACAACTTACGAATTAAGACAAACAACAAATAATTCAATTACAGTTAATAATGGATATGCTAGTTATGAAATTATACAATTAACTCCAACCATAACCGTAAATAATGGAACATCGGGAACAAGTGGTAGTAGTGGCGTTGGTTCTTCAGGTACGTCAGGTACAAGTGGATCTTCGGGTGTTGGTTCATCAGGAACTTCTGGTACAAGTGGTGTGTCTTCACTTTTAATTAGAAAACATAGTACAACACAAAGTATTCCAACATCAAGTGATACAGTCGTATTATTTGATACTTCAAAGGTTTCTACTGGAACACAATCACTTACATATAGTGGTGGAACATTTACCAATACATCATCATCAACAAGAACATATATTGTTGAAGCCACCTTATCATTTGCACCAAATTCAACAGGTACAAGGGCGGTATATATTGGTTTGAATTCAGCGGGTACTGCTTTACCAGGAGACAGATATGCAGAGACATTAGTACAAACAGCAACTTCTGATGGTACTGGTTTAAATGTTTGCGGAAGTATTCAATTGGCACCTAATGAATATTTTAAGATTTATACATGGCAATCAAGTGGAGGTAATTTAAATATAGGTAATGCGGTTGGTTTTAATGGTAGTCAAATTACAATTCAAGAAACAGCAGGTTCAGGTACTTCAGGAACCAGTGGTACATCGGGTTCTTCTGGTAGTTCAGGGATATCCATGGGTGTTGTACCCGCTTGGACAAGTGCAGGTGCAGTTACGATAGGAGGTACAACAACAGCACCAACAAAAGGAGTTAGAACAAAAGATGATATTAGTTATAGACAACTTGGAGCAAAAGAATGGGAAGTGGTTATGACATATTACCAAACGGCAAACACGGGTGCTGCAAATGGTTCTGGTGATTATCTATTTACTTTACCTAATGGTTTATCATTTGATATGACTATACCATCACAGACACAATATCAAGCAAATATTAACACTAGTAGTTGGTATAATGCAACATATGTAATACCATCAGGTTGTGGGATGATTAGTAATGGTTCAACCGGTGGAAAAGTGTTTCCGGCGGTTTATAATTCTACACAATTTAGAATTTTAACTATCAACGATACTGCATGGGTAAAATGGATGGGATATGGACATTTCCAATTATTGGATAATCTATATGTTACAATACAACTAACATTTAGATTCACATCAACATAAAAATTAAAATAGAAAGATTAATACAAACTATTTATAGACATGTCATTTACAAATGTTATATATGAATTAGAATCGGGATCACCTTATATAAGAAAAAGAACCGAAAATGGTTGGACGTTAGATTTTGTCTTTAATAGAAATGGATTACCTTGGAATGATGGTTCTGTTTTTTATTATTGGGGAATTAGTGGTGAAACTATTGATTACAATTATGCTGACAATAATTTATCATTTGGATTTACTGATGATGGTAAAATTATATGGAAAGCAATACATTATACACCTATTAGTACTGTATCAGGTTATACAAATGTCTATAATATTGTTTCGGGAGAAACTACTACACTATGTTCAGGAGGAACTGTAAATGATTTTAATATTACAATTACATTTAAAAGATATAAAACTTTAACTGAATGTGGATTACAAAATGAAGGTGGTTTAAATGATTTAATATCAACAATAAATGGTGTAACTGATTCAACTACAACTGTTGATTGGTTAACTGGAGCAACACAACAACTTACATCAGTTGAAGTTTTATCTAAAAAGTGGTATGACGAAAAAAATTCAAGATTAGGAACTTTAAAAATATATCTTAACGGTAATCCAATATATAAATTGGAAAATTTTGAAGAAATTATACCATCACAAAGACAAAGTGAAAATCAATTAATTCAATCTTGGGGTATTGGTACAGATGGTATTTTAGGAATTCATAACGGATATACACAATTTATTTTACAAAATATAGAATATTATGAAGAACCTTTTGATTTTCTAACAGTAAAAAATCATTATACAACAATAATAAAACCAAATTGGAATATTACGGAATGTGATGGCGGTTGTTCAGATAATATAATTGGTTTGATTACACCTACACCAACACCGACATCAACAAACACGCCAACTCCAACTCAAACACCTACAAATTCTATTACACCAACACCATCAGCTACTTTAGGTATTACACCAACAGGAACTCCACATACTACACCAACTCCAACACCAAGTCATACACCAACAGGAACTCCACATACTACACCAACTCCAACTCCTACACCAACCAATTCATCAAGTTTTACAACAGGAGCATTTAATTTTGATTTTGATTATATGTTAGTTGAATATTTCTTTAGTGATGGTGAAGATATGGATACAATGACTTACATATCAAATCCTGCAATTATGAATAATGATTTTGCGGATGGTTTACAAGGTGATTATGTAGGTACTTGTAATGCGGAACCTGTTTATTCATTTCCAACAAGTGGTAATCCAATAATTACATATGGAGGAGATAATCATGGTAATGGTACAGAGGCAATTTTATTTGATTTAACACAATATAAATTATATTCAGGTGCAACTAATGATATTGAATTAACTTTCACTGCAACTTGGTATGGTATACCAGGTAGTAATCCTGTTATTATGAGATCGACAATGTGGAAATCTGATGGATTAAATTATCCGGTTCAAAATGGTTACACATTTGAATACCCGCAATCAACTCAAACTTTAATGGTTGAATCTAATGGAAAAGTAATAACAAGTAACACACAAAATTGTGAAGCATTTGAAGAAGTGGCTAAATTCCAATTTAATGTGATAACACATAACGGACAATTTATTTAAATTATATAAAAATGGAATTTCAAATTAGACAAGGTGCATCGGAACCAATTTTAAAATTAAGAATGATACAAGATGGAAAGAATGATAAAAGTTCTTTTAATGAAAGATTGGAAAATGCACAAATTACATTTGAGATGATTGATAGTAAAACAGGTGATTATGTTATTTTAGATTCACCTTGTAGTATAGCGTACAGAACAAAATTATATAATCAAACAACAGACGAATATTATATAATTCACCAATTTACTGAACAAGAGACATCTGAAATTGGTAAATACGAAGGTAAAGTGATAGTTCAATTTAGAGACACAAATTTAAGTCCTACATCTAAATTAATTTTACCTGTTAAAGAAAAATTATACATCAACATTTTTTAATTCATCTTTTTTTTCTTATAATTATTAATGTAAACAAGGCAAATTGTGATTTAATCACAAGCTAATACGTCACATTAAATAAAATATAATATGAAAGAGGTAATCTCTCAAGAAGTTATTGAAAGCTTTCTTAATGGTGGTGATGATGAACAATTTATTGTAGGAGTTGAGTACGACTATCCCACAAATACAATCTACAAAATTATTCAAGATCCTGAAAAAGGAAAAATAGTTAAACCTGATTCATTTACTCCATTTATATGGGTTGGTGATTTAACTGGTTTAAATTTTTACAATAATTCAAAAGCCATGCAGAAAAAACGCATGGGTGAGTTTGGAATTCTTATTGAAAAATTAGATACTCACGGAAATGAAAGATTAGAAAATGGTATGACACATCTTGTTAAAAGTATTAAGTCATATACAGATTTAATTTCATTTTTTAGAATGGGTGGATTAAATCCATGGGATGAAAAGTATAGACAATATTTTACAGTATTAAACCCTGTAGAACAATATCTTATACAAAAGAAAAAAAGATTATTTAAAGGTATTGATGATTATGGTGGAGTTCATCGTTTTGTATTCGACATTGAAACCACAGGTTTGGATCCTGAAACTTGTAATATCATTTTGATTGGAGTTAAGGATAATCGTGGTTTACAAGAAACAATTCCTGCTTTTGGTGATGATGGTGAAAAGAAATGTATTGAAAGATTTTTTCAATACATAAAAGATTTAAAACCAACGATTGTTGCAGGATATAACTCTGCATTTTTTGACTTTCCATTTATATTAAAACGTGCGCAAATTCTTGGTGTTGATGTTGATGGTTTAACACAAATTTTTACTTCTCAAGGTATCAAAGAGAAAGAAGGAATGTTAAAACTTGCAAATGAAATTGAACCATATACACAACATGTTATATGGGGGTTTAATATTATTGATATTGCCCATTCAGTTCGTAGGGCTCAGGCAATTAATTCTGAGATTAAATCTTGGGGTTTGAAATATATTACAAAGTATTTGGAAAAAGAAAAAACAAATCGTGTGTACGTTGATGGTGCAAAGATTTCAAAAATATATTTGGAGAATGAAAGTTATTATGTAAATCCAAAAACAGGAAATTATAAACAAATTGGTGAACCTGGTACAGAAAATCTTTTAACAAAATATCCAAATAAATTTGAAATATGGACAGGACGAAAAATTGTGGAACAATATCTTGATGATGACTTGTATGAGACTATGATAGTTGATGATAGTTTCTCACAATCAACATTTTTACTTTCAAAACTCGTTCCTACGACGTATGAAAGAATTGCAACAATGGGAACAGCAACATTGTGGAAAATAATAATGTTGGCATGGAGTTATGAAAATAATTTGGCAATTCCAGCTAAAGATGAAAAACGTGCAATTACAGGTGGTTTATCAAGATTATTAAATGTTGGATATTCAAAGAACATTGTTAAGTTTGACTATGCATCTCTTTATCCATCTATTCAATTAGTATATGATGTATTTCCTGATTGTGATGTTATGGGTGTACAAAAATCAATGTTAAAATATTTTAGAGACATTCGTATCAAATATAAATTACTTGCCGGTAAATTAGCAAAGACAGATCCGGTACAAGCGGAAATGTATGATCGTAAACAATTACCAATTAAGATTTTTATCAATGCTTATTTTGGTTCACTATCTGCACCACATGTATTTCCTTGGGGTGATATGAATATGGGTGAAACAATAACTTGTGTAGGTAGACAATGTCTTCGTATGATGATTATGCATTTTATGAAGAAAGGTTATAAACCTCTTGTTATGGATACGGATGGTGTGAATTTTGAAACACCTACAGATATTGATGAACATACATATATTGGTTTGGGTAATAATGAAATGGTTGAAAAAGATAAAGAATATAAAGGTATTGAGGCGGATACTGCAGAGTTTAATGATATATACATGAGAAATGAAATGGGTTTAGATATTGACTATGTTGCACCAGCTTGTATCAATGTTTCTCGTAAGAACTACATTATTAAGATGTTGAAGAAAGGAAAAGAAAAAGTTAAACTTACAGGTAACACAATTAAATCAAAAAAATTACAAACATATATTGTTGAATTTTTAGATGAAGGTTTAAAATATTTGTTAAATGGTGATGGACATTCATTTGTTGAATTATACTATGATTATGTAAGTAAAATTTATAATAAAGAAATTCCATTATCAAAAATTGCAAACAAAGCACGTGTTAAACAAAGTATTAATGAATATAAAAAGTATGTAACTAAAACAACTAAAGCCGGTTCATTAATGTCTCGACAAGCACATATGGAATTAATTATGTTAAATGATTATCCTGCAGGTTTAGGTGATACGATTTATTATGTTAATAATGGTTCTAAAAAATCATCAGGTGACGTACAAAAAATTACAAAACCAACAAAAAAACAACAAGAAGAATTTACTGCAAAGAATGGTTATCCAATGCCAAATGATTTTATTGAAGTAAACTGTTATATGATTGAAGAAAAGGAAATATTAAACAATCCTGATTTAAAAGGTGATTATAATGTTCCTCGTTATTTAAATAATTTTAATAAACGTGTTGAACCATTGTTAGTTGTATTTCATCCATCAATTAGAGAAGATATACTGATTGACGATCCAAAAGATAGACAATACTTTACAAAACAACAATGTGATTTAGTTAATGGTTTTCCATTAAAAGAAGAAGGACAAGATAAATTAGATGAAGTTATGACTTTATCTGATAGTGAAGTTATATTTTGGAATAGAGTGGGTAGAGATCCTTTCTTTATGTATGTTGAAAATAGTTTAGAATTAGCTGATAAATTTTGGGTTGAACACAATAGAAAAGTTGTATCATTACAAGAACATAGTGTTAAATCTAATGAAGAAGAAATCATTGAAACGAATGGTAATGATTATGCATTACATGCCGTCGAAAGTTAGATAACATTAATAGGAGCTGGCATCGCTCTAAACTTAAGTGATTTGTTTAAATTTTCGGCTTCGTTTGCTTTTCTTTCTAACATTTTGTCAGGACGTAATCTCTCAAGACGTTCCATTAATTCTTCTACTGCTTTAGATTTTTCATCTTTACCTTCAGTAATAAGAGATTGATAATCTAATTTAACTGAACTATCAGGAACTTGTAAGTCTCCTGAAAATTTACCCCATATTCTACCTAAACCTTCCTTAGCGTAAGCGATTAGATATTTTCTAACCCAGTTTTGTGAAGGTTTATTTAGTTTTTCCCATGTTAATTCATCAGTCATAACATCAGAAGGTAATTTAATAATGTCTTTATTTTGATTTAAACAATTATCTCTATTTTTGTCATTTGTTTCATAATACCAATACCAAACTTGGTAGTTGTTATTAGTTAAGTTTGCAAAGTCAAATTTTCCGCCTGGTACATTATATAAATGAACTAATTTTTTTCCATCAGGACCTGCAGTAATTCTATATGTTACATCACCACCAATTAAACGGTTTTTAATATTTCTATCACCCATTCTTAATAACAAATCAAAAGCGGGTAACATAAAGTAAGAACCTGAAGAACCTACTTGAGCAAAACCACCCACTCCACCAAATCCAACACCACCTAAACCACCAAATCCACCTAAAAACGGATCCACAATAGAATCAGAAAGAGACGCACGTGTAAACCATAATAATTCATTTATTTCACGTCCCGCAGGTATTTCGTAAACTTGTTGATCTGCCTTTAATGTAATAAAATCTTTTTTTAATTCCCAATCACCTCCAGCTTGTAAACCAACTATTTTAGAATAAGAATAGGTATATTGTGTTTCGTAATCCAAACTTCTTGATGTGAACGCTCTTGTTAAGGAATGTGTATCAACATCTAAACCAGCCAAAGCGCTCCATTGTGACTCAATTAACCAATCACTTACATATTGTTCATATTCGGACAAAGAAAGTTCCATAAAAGTGTCCATTTGTTCTTCTGTAAGTTCAATACCACGAACTGGCATTCCTAATAAGTGGAAAACCTGTGTGTATAATTTTTCTTTTTCTTGTGCCGTTATAATTTGAGTCATAATTTTGGAATATTCTTATAAATATCTTATATTTGTATTATGTCTAATACTAAACTATCAGAACTTAAGAACTATACTTCCGATGAAACATCCGATTTTGAGTATATTTTGTCAGATGATTCATTAAAAAACAAAATTATTGAACTTTGGGGAGATTTATTCTTTACTGTTTACAGTAAACAGAAGGGAAGATGGACTAAAAGAACAAAAGAGAATGGAACTTCTTATTATGGGGTTGTAGAAATAATAGATGATGAGGAATATTGGGGACATATTAATAGGGGTAACACTAATTTTACCGCTCTAACCCATTTTAAGAACGAAATTAATCGTTTATTAATACAAGATGGAATAGATGATTCAATAACATTTGATAGAAATTTTATAAATAATTTTAACAATATTAAAAAAATGTTTAGGTATGCTGAAAAGTATAAAAAACATTTGATTTCAGATAAAAATGAATTTTATTGGGAATTAAGAGAATATTGTTACAGATCTTGGTTGGCGGGACAAGAACACACTAAAGATTGGAAAGAAAATTGGAAATATTATTTTCCTGAAGCGTTTGCAATGGAAATGAGAGATGATTTACCTGGTGATCCAATTGATATGTTTAATGGAAACGATTGTATAATGTATGTTAAAGGTAAAAGTACGGGACAAACAATTTATTGTGGAACACAAATCAAGGGTGTTTCAAAATGTGAATTAAGAGGTGAGGATTATTATGTCAGAGCATCAATGACGTTAAAGAATTATAATGATGTTATATTATTTGTTTTCTATGTACCAAAAGAAAAACAAATTTATATTTTCAAAAATGATAAAAAAAGTATTGAGAGACTAACTGAATATGGAAAACCTGTTTTTAAATTTCCATTTAAGTTATTTATTAAAAAAGTAAATAAACATGAATAATCTATTATTGGAATTATTTCAAACTGCCGGTAAAAACGATTTTGAATTTAATTACAGAACTGATGAAGGTGAAAATATCTTAACATTAGATTTAGAAAATAAAAAGATATCATTAGTGATTGGTGATCCTGAAGATAAAAATTTAAATACAATACTTTTAGATGCTATCGTCACTATTAAAGGAGGCTCTTAAGTAAATCTTTACTAAAAGATTCTGAATATTCTCCATCTCCCATAACTTGATCTATCACATTTTTTTTCTTTTGTAAAATATTATAGATAATTTTTTCAACTGTATTTTCAAATACAGGATAATAAACTAATACACTATTTTTTTGTCCATAACGATAGGCTCTATCTTCACCTTGTGAGTGATCTGCGGGTACAAATGATAAGTCATTCATGATAACAACTTCTGCTGCAGTTAATGTAATACCAACGCCCGCTGCCTTAATATTTCCAATGAATATTTTTATTTTATCTTCATTTTGAAATCTATCTACAGCATCTTGTCTTTTATCTTTAGACATACGTCCATCAAGGGTTACAGAATTCTTTTTATATTTTTCATGTAACATATCAAGTGTCATTGTAAAGTTTGTTAAAACAATTACTTTCTTTCCTTGTTCTAAACATCTATCAATCAATTCACAAGTATATGGAATTTTTTCATATGATATTAATTGTCTAACTTTCATTAAACGATTTAATGTAACTGTAAGAGTTTCTTGATCTTTATTATCATTACTGATACGTGTAAAATCATCCATTTCTTCTTCGTACATCTTACTATTTAATTCAACAAAGATTGGAGTTACGATTTTTTCAGGTAAATCAAGAATGTCAGTTTTCATTCTACGAAGAACATATGATTTAGTACGTTCACGAAGTTCGTCTAAATTACTCGCACCACTAGTATTCCAAACTTTTCTATTACCAACACTAAATTGATATCCTTTACAATATCTACGAACATACGATTGCCAATTTAATGTCAAAGGCGAATCAACAATCTTTAATAAATTAAAATAGTTAATCGGACGTGATGTCATTGGTGTTCCCGTTAACAACCATACTTTTGGTATTTTTTCTAACACATCATTTAACAAACGTGTTCTATTTGCGGTGGTATTTGAAATATAATGTGCCTCATCTACAATTGCCAAATCAAATCCTTCATTAACTAATAATTTATAATCGTCACTATCTTCAGATTTGTCAGTTGTGTGATAATTTTTAATAATATCATAATTGATAATATAATAGTCAAAAGTAGAACCCCATTTACGTCCCTCAACAATTAAAACTTTTCTATCAGTATATTCACTGATTTCTCTTTTCCAGTTTATTTTAAGTGAGGCTGGACATACAATTAAAACTTTTTTTGCTCCACTTTCCATAGATGCTATCACCGCTGCCGTCGTTTTTCCAAGTCCCATGTCGTCGGCTAATATAAACTTATCATTTGCCAATAACTTCTCAATTGCAACCTTCTGATGTTCCATAGGAGGACGTTTACTATATGGAGAGTAATCAATAACACGATTTAATTTTTTCTCCTCTTGAACTATGGCTGATTTAGGTAACCACATTGCGTAGTTTTGTTCCTTATCAATAATCTTACCCCAAATATGGTACGCCTTATCAGATTCACATAATAATTTTTCACACCAAACTTTATCAGGGGGATATGGAAGTAATCTATCCTCCATGATTTTTTCACCAAATGTAGAAACTATATTAATATGTTTTTTTGCAACCTTAGGAACAGTGTCTTTATATTTTATAACATATTCCGCTTGAGGACGAGTTAATTTAAAATTTTTAACTTCAACAAATTTTCTTTTATAATCCAATAAAACATTATTGGAACCTTCATAAATTGATAAAATATCTCTCGCCTCTATTTCGGGTATTTTCTTTTCCATCGTATTATATATAATATAACTAAATAGAATGTAAGATTAAACTATTTATTAGGATATGGATAATAAACTACCAATCACAAGATTATCTAAATTCTTCGGACAAGACGATTTTGATTTACACATTCAAATGGGTGAGGAGTATCTTCATGGTGATTTGAATATGAAATTAGTATTATATCGTGTTGACAGAACTAAGACTGAAATTGATGATGTTTACGCTGAGGTGGGTACTGATGAGATAAAATATTTACCACCTATAGAGTTTAATGGTTTAGTTAAAATAGATGCGCCTAAGAACAGTTCATATAAACAAGGTTTATTGAGATATCTTGAACCAGGTAATATGATGGTATCAGTTTATATTAAACATTTGGATGAATTAGGAATTGATATTAAATACGGAGATTATATTGGTTATCCAGAGTCTGAAACAAGAACCAGATTTTACACGGTGGTAAATGACGGTAAAGTTGTGTCTGATAATAAACATAATATGTTTGGTTACAAACCATATTATAGAAATATTGAGTGTTCACCGGCTCAAGACAACACATTTAGAGGAGTTTAATATGGGAATACCTAAAAGAAAAACTAATATTCAGATTTACAAAGAAACCACGGGGTTAAAAAGACGTCAAGAGTTATTGGATTCAATAACTAAATCTGACACCAATTTACCTGATTCAATCTTACATGATGATTTGGATAAAGGATTTTTAGAATATATTACTAAAAACTTTAAGATTACATCTGATGGAAAACAAATTCCGATTATTGATAAAATTCTAACCATTCAAAGATGGGGTGAATTTACACAGAATTGGACTTTTAGTGATGAGGACAATAACATGAAATTACCATTTATAGCCATCATTAGAAAACCCGAAGTTCAATTTGGAACAAATCCATCTGTACAAAGAACAATACCTGATAGAACTCAAGTTTATTATGCTTCAGTTCCAACTTGGAATGGTTCTGAGTTAGGTGCGGACATCTACACAATACCTCAACCTATCCCTGTTGATATTACATTTGACGTGTCTATTGTTTGTACTAAATTTAGAGATTTAAATAAATTTAACAAAAAGGTATTACAACACTATGCTTCAAGACAGGATTACACGATGGTAAAAGGACATTATATTCCAATTGTTTTAAATACAATTGCAGATAGTAGTCCAATTGAAACTATAGATGGTAGAAGATTTTATGTTCAAAATTATAATTTCACTATGTTAGGATATTTAATGGATAGTGATGAGTTTGAGGTTAAACCAGCAATAAGCAGATTATTTACTATGTACGAATTTTTATTAGACAACACAGGAGGTATTAAGAAATTCATTAACAAAAATGTTAATATAACAGTTGTATCATTTACAGCAGACGGTATTCAAACTTCATTTAGCGTAGGTGAAAGTATCGGAACATTATTCAATGTTATGGTAAATGGTTTGGTACAAACTAAAGATGTACATTATTTTCATGTTGCTTATACTTCTAAAATTTCATTTGATACTCCACCATTAGAAGGTTCTATTGTTACAATAACATATTATAAGGGTAGAAATTCAGTTATTTTAGATAACACAGGTAAATTATTAAACAACTCAACTGAAATCTTTACATATACTGATAGTTTGACTTTTACAGTTTCAAACGGAATTAATAGTATTGTTAGTTTAGATATAAATGGACTTGTTGAAGATGAAGGTAGAGGTTATGAAATTACAGGATCACAGGAAGTAACTTTAACTTCTACTCCAGTTATTGGTTCTAAAATTGGTATTACTTACCTATACTAATCGTCACCATATATATCCTTTTTTTTAGGTTTACAAAGTTCTTCTATGTGTTTTTCTAAAACTTTATAGATTTTTAAACCATTTTTATCACAATAATTTTTTAACATTTCGTGATGTTTTTCGCTTATTTTGACATTTTTCTGTTTGTTTTCCATATAAAAGATATTAAAAGATAAATAACTATCTTTTTGAAAAAAGTTGGGAAATCTTTGATGAAATCAAAGATATTTATAAGTTAAGAAATAAAATAATTTAACCAAATAACAATCAATGGCAAATTCAAACAGAGTATTCGTATCTCCAGGTGTTTACACTTCTGAGGTAGATTTAACATTTGTAGCACAAAGTGTAGGTGTTACAACATTAGGTTTAGTAGGTGAGACATTAAAAGGTCCTGCTTTTGAACCAATATTAATTTCAAATTTTACAGATTTTAAAACATATTTTGGTGGAACATCTCCTGAAAAAGATGCTAATAATAATCCAAAATATGAATTACCTTATGTTGCAAAATCATATCTTCAAGAATCTAATCAATTATTTGTAACAAGAATTTTGGGTAAAACAGGATATAAAGCAGGTAAAACATTCGGTATCAAAACTATCGGAAGTGATGAATATAACAACGTAGTTGTGGCGGCTTTGAGATCTAGAGGACACTATTCAGGTGAAACTATAGTTTTTGAAGTTACATCTAACTCGGCATTTATTCTTAGTGGTAATACTTTAACTACAAATCCTCTATCTGAATTTGATATTCACGTAACAGGATTAACTCATGGTGCAAAAACATTTACATGTAGTTTAGATTCAACATCACCAAAATACATTACAAAAGTTTTAGGTACAAGTCCTTATGATAAAGACGGTACAGATATTCCATTATATGTACATGAAGTGTATCCAAATTTGGTAAAAAATCTTTATAATCAACAACTTATATCTGGTTTAAGTCTTACTGAGGTATATAATGCTGAAGGTAATAACTTCGCAAACGGATGGGACACCGCAGCTTCACCAATGGTTGTTTCAGAAGTAAGAGGTGGTAAGGTTTCTGATTTATTCCAAATAATTACAATATCCGATGGAGATGCATCAAATGAACAAGTAAAAATTACAATTCAAAATATTAATATAAACACAGGTGAATTTGATGTTTTAGTTAGAGATTTTAATGATACTGATGATAATATGTCAGTTTTAGAGAAATTTTCAAGATGTTCTATGAATCCAGATGTTGCTGGTTATGTTGCAAGAAAAATCGGTACTTCAGATGGTGAATATAGTTTAAATTCAAAATATATAATGTTGAATATGGATTCAAATGCACCTTCAGATGCTTTTCCCGCTGGTTTTAAAGGATTTACAAATTCTTCATTATCAGGTTCAACTACATTAGGTAGTGTTTTATATAAAACTTCATTCTTTAATTCAGGAGATGTAATTTATGGTACAACTACAAGTAACGGAGATTCTTATAGAAAAAATACTTTAGGACTTTCTACTCAATCAGATTTCTTATACGATAGTGATTTGTTTAAATATAAAGGTGCGGGTTCTTTAGGAACAACTTACGGTTTCCATTTATCGACAAATGCATCAACAATTACCGGTACAACTTATCAAACAACAAATTATGATTTAGAAGGACAAAGTGGTGATTCAAGTACAAATAAAATGTTAGATATTAACTATCGTAAGTTTACATTTGCAGCATGTGGTGGTTTTGATGGTTGGGACATCTATAGAACTGTAAGAACTTATGGTGATAGTTATATATTTGGAAAAACTACATATATTTCAGGTAATACTAACAATGGTGGTTTATTTAATACAAGTGAAGGTAACTCAGATTATTACGCTTACTTAGATGGTATTAACACATATTCAAACCCTGAAGCGGTAGATATCAACGTATTTGCCACACCAGGTATTAATTTCTACGATCATAGTTCTTTAACAACTCAAGCAATTGACATTATAGAAAATGATAGAGCGGATTCAATATATATTATTGGTGCTCCAAATGAAACAGATATGACATCAATTGTTGGTGACTTAGAAGATCAAGGTATTGATTCTAACTACTCAGCAACATATTGGCCTTGGATTCAAATTAGAGATACCGATAATGCAACTCAATTATATATCCCACCAACAGGTGAGGTTTGTAGAAATATTGCTTTGACTGACAACGTATCTTATCCTTGGTTCGCAGTTGCGGGTTATTCAAGAGGATTGGTAAACGCTATCAAAGCTCAAAAGAAATTAACTTTAGACGAAAGAGATACTTTATACAAAAATAGAATTAACCCAATCGCTACATTCTCTGATACAGGTACTATCATTTGGGGTAATAAAACATTACAAGTTAGAGAATCCGCTTTGGACAGAATCAACGTAAGAAGATTATTGTTAAGAGCGAGAAAATTGATTTCTGCGGTTGCTGTTAGATTGTTGTTTGAACAAAATGACGATCAGGTAAGACAAGAATTCTTAAGATTGGTAAACCCTATTTTAGAAGCAATTAAGAAAGAAAGAGGTTTATATGACTTCCGTGTAAGTGTTTCAAGTGATCCTGAGGATATTGACGCAAACACATTAAGAGGTAAGATATACATCAAACCAACTCGTTCTTTGGAATTCATTGACTTAGAGTTCGTAATTACTCCAACAGGAGCTTCATTTGAAAATATCTAATCTAAAAGGAGATATAAAAAAGGAAAAGGAGGGTAAGTGATACCTTCCTTTTTTTATTGTAGAACGTTCCACGTGGAACACAAATTAAAAAAAATTATAATGTTGCCCAGTATTATCTAGTATATTCTAGAACTAGTTTTAATATATTTATTAACTAGATATTTTATATTAGTGATTTATTCTGGAACTAGATACTGGAGCCTGTAAAAAACTACGAAAAATATTTGACATTATCAAGTATTCCGAATAAAAATTTTTAAAAAAATTATTTTCCAATACTGATATATTTATAAGAAAGTAAATAACTTAAAAAACTTAACAAATACAACATGGCAGATTTACTAATGAAAATGCCGGTTCCTTACGAACCGAAAAGAGTCAACCGATTCATCTTAAGATTCCCATCAACTTTGGGTATAAATGAATGGTATGTGACTTCAACTAAAAGACCCGCTGCTAAAATCAATTCAGTGCCTATTCCGTTTTTAAACACTTCAACATATGTTGCTGGTAGATTTGAATGGGAAGAGATTAGAGTAACATTCAAAGATCCAATCGGTCCTTCAGCTTCTCAAGCTTTAATGGAATGGTTCCGTTTACATGCAGAATCAGTTACAGGACGTATGGGATATGCTGCTGGTTACAAAAAAGATATTGAATTAGAAATGTTAGATCCGACAGGTGTGGTTGTTGAAAAATGGATTTTACAAGGTACTTTCTTAACTAACCTTGACTTCCAAGAATTAGACTACAACAACGATGCGTTAGCAACTATCACTTGTTCTTTGAGACCTGATAGATGTATCTTAGTATACTAATATTAAAATAAAATACTATATGAACCGACATACCAGTAATGGGTGTCGGTTTTTTTATTTAAATCTTTACTTTATCATAGTTATAGTATAAACTTATATTATGGAAGATAATAGAATAGATCCAACAATTGCCTACGACGTAGTTGAACTACCAAGTAAAGGAGTACATTATAGTAATAATAGAAAATCATTGAGAATTGCTTATTTAACGGCATCCGATGAGAATATTCTTACCTCACAAAATTTAATACAAAGTGATAGTGTATTAGATGAATTATTAAAAAGAAAAATATTAGATAAAGATTTCAATTTAGATGAGTTAGTAATTGAAGATAGACAAGCGATTTTAATATTTTTAAGAAATACCGCGTTTGGTTCAGATTATACTGTTAAATTGACTGATCCTGCAACAAATAAAGAATTTGAAACTAATTTAGATTTATCAGTTTTAAAAGTTAAAGATTTTAATTTGAAAGCCGATGCTAATGGTGAATATGAATTTTATTTACCAATTAGTAAAAAACCAATTAAATTTAAATTTTTAAACAATTTACAAGAAAAAGAATTAGAAAAAATTAGAGAATCATCTACAAGTGCCGTTGTACCAATTCAGACTAAAAGACTTGAAATGATGATTAAACAAATTGACGGTAATAGGGAAATGATGGCAATATATCAATTTATTCAAAATCTCCCAATTAAAGATTCACAAGAATTCAAAAAATTTGTTAGTGAAAATAAACCAGGTTTAGATTTATTAGTTGAAGTAACAGCCCCATCAGGAGAAGTAGTCCCAGTTTACGTGGACTTTGGGGTTGAATTTTTTCGTCCTTTCTACGGAATATAAAAGAACCCAAATATTTGAAATTTTATTTCTTTTAAGTAAAGGTTTTACTTATAAAGACGTATTGATATTACCTATTCACGAAAGGAGAAACATCATTAACATTCTCACAGAAAATATGGAATAAACTATTTATTACATAAAGGTAATATAACACAATGCAAGGAATTTTTGGTAGTGGTGGATTTACAGGTGCTCAGGGTGACAAATTATTAGGATTTTTCCAAGATAAAACCAAGGGTTTTGGTTTGGGTTCAACTGAGGCAACAAATGCTTTGAATACCATAAACAACGCAATAAGTAAAGTTGCAGGTATGGCTTCAGGTGCGGTATCTTCTGCCGCTACGGGTACAAAAGGAATTTTTAGTAATGCAATTAGTGGTTTAAGTAAATCTGTTATTGATACAAGACAAAACGATCAAATAAGGGCGGATTTATTAAAATTCATGGGAGACGCAGCAGATACTTTAAGTCTTAATCCAATTACTTTATTAACGAATTTTGTTAGTTTTGGAGTTACAAAAGCCACAGAAGTTCTTGCGGACATGGCGTCTTTAAACAATCAATTTAATTTGAATGTTAAAGGACAAGCAGGTATGATAGGAGATTTAGGTAGTGCTATGGCTAAAGAATTAAGAGAAGCTTTACCAGAAGCCGTTGCCTTAGGTGTATCAGTAAATGATTATATAGACGCTACTAAAACTTTAATGACTGATTCAGGTAGAATGGCGTTATATAGTAAAGACACCATAGATTCAGCATTTAAAGCGTCACAGGCATATACAAAAACATCAAGAGATTTATTAGATAATGCTGAAAATTTTAGAAGAGTCGGTATTGGTTTGGGAGATGCCGCAGCTGCAATTGAAAGGATAGGAAATAGATCATATGCGTTAGGTTTAAATGCTAGACAAGCTAGTGAAACCTTAATGAAAAATTTAGATAAAATGAATCTTTATGGATTCAAAAATGGTATTGATGGTTTAGGTAAAATGGTACAAGAATCTCAATCTTTAAATATTAACATGCAATCAGCATTTGATGTTGCGGAAAGATTAATTGATCCCGATAAAGCGATAGACATGGCGGCTAATTTACAAGTAATTGGCGGTGCTGTAGGTGATTTTGCTAATCCATTAAAAGCGATGTACGATGCGACTAATAATGTGGAGGCATTACAAACAAGTTTAGTTGATGCTGCGAGAAGTTTGGCAACATATAATGCAGAACAAGGTAGATTTGAAATTACTGGTGTTAATTTAAGAAAGGCAAGAGCAATGGCGGATGCGTTAGGAGTAAGTGTGGGTGACTTGACAAATATGGCGGTTAGAGGAGCAAACAAACTTGAAGCGATGTCTAAAATTGACATGTTTCCAAATATTAGTCCTGAACAAAAAGAATTTGTTTCAAATATTGCAACAATGAAAGATGGTAAAATTGGGATTGATTTACCAAAAGATGTTGCCGCTAAATTAGGAGGTGGTATAAAACAAGGATTTGTTGCGTTAGATAGTTTAAACGGAAGTCAATTAGAACAATTGGCAAAAATTGAACAAGAATTAGCGGATGAAAAACCTGAAGACATTGCTAGACAACAATACAATGAAGTTACACAAATTAAAGATATTTTAACCGCAATGTATCTACAGGCCGGTAATAGATTACAAGAAGGTTCTCTAGGTAAAGAAGTTAAGCAAACAGCACAAAGTACAAAAGATTATTTTCTTAATACTTTTAAAGAAAGTAATGGTGATGTTTCCAAATTTTTAACAAAATTTAAAGATGATGCGTTAAATTATACAAAAGAAAAAACTCCTTTTGATTTAACAAATAATAAATTCATTAATGATAATTTTGAAAAAATGATGGAGGCTTTGAAACCTGTTGAACAACCACAAACAACAAATCAAACGGCTCAAACAGTGAATGTTAACCATACTATACAACTTACATCAAATAACGTAATGGAACCATTAAATAGAGATATAATAAGAAATACACATGTGTTTGATAAATGGGCGGAAAGAAATTTGGGTGAATATACAAGTCCACCAAAAAAATAAAAAAACTATTTATAATAAAATAAAATGCCGAGTAATTTAGATTTTGATTCAACCAAAAAGTTTAGAGACTTTATATTAGGTAAAACATTACAAAAACCTAATGGTCCTCAAACTTTTAATAGTACTTCATATCCTGAACAAAATTTAAATAATTTTGCTAATATAAAACAGGGTAATGTTGATAGTAATAGAACTAATGATTTATTGGTTGCTAGTACTAAAAATACATATAAACCCGAAGAATATTTTATCAATGATACAATTGATACATTACCAAGAAAGTCAAACTTAAGTCTATATCCCTATTTTAAATCGTCCGATTATGGACTTACAAATAATGTATTAGATTCTTGGAGAGATTATAATTTGGTTAGTGTTATAAACAATTCAAATTATAATAACGAATCTGAATTAATTAAATTTGCATCAAACTATATAAAGACAGACAATAAAGGTCCTGTTTTTTCAAGAATTGCACAAAACGTTGCAAAATCTACTTTAGGTAAAAATAGGTTGTTAGATGCTTTAAATGGTAATACTGCAGCCGCATTAAATATTATTACAGGTAGAGAACCTTTAGTTGAAGCTAATAATTCAATTACTGTAGATCCAAATAATGCAAGTGGTATACCTACTGATTTTTTAACTGCGGTAAATGGAACTTCAGTTCCTTATAGTATTATACCAGGTGATTATTTAAGTAATCCAGCAAATCCGTTAAATTATAATGCTCAAAATCCATTACAAATTGGTACATTATTAAATGACGCAACTAACGTAGTATCATCTATGTTTGGTTTACAAGGAAAACCAAGTATAAGCCCAAGACCTTCAGATATATTAATACAATATATGGGGCAAGGACAAAAAAGTAGATTATTTGATTTGTTAAGTTATTCAAAGTATTCACCAAATTATACTTTAGGAAATGAGATACAAAATTTTTTACAAAATGGAATACAATTAAATTCAGGTATTCAATTACCTGGTTCGGTTTATATTGGTGATGACAAATATGACGATGTAAAATATTCAATATCAGATTTTTGGGATAGACAAGTTAGAAGTAGTTATTATCTAAGTTTAATGTTTGACGCTGATGCAACAAGGTATTTTCATAGTGATAAGAATTATTCGGATGGTGGAAAATATGAAGGTGGATTAACTTGGATTAGTAAAAATTCAAGAAATACATTAGGTGCAAATAATCAAAGTTGGCAATCTAATGCATCTACATTTAATCAAACATTATCCACAAATACAAAATATAGAAGAGATTCAATATTAGGATTAACTCAAGAATTATTACAAAGTATGCCACATGATGGTGGTGCTGCACGTTCACACGTTGCAAATGTGATAGATCAGACAAGTAGAGTTTTTAGAGAGGGAGATGTTAGTATTTCAAGAGGTTCTGCGGTTAAATATACAGACAAATTCACAGGACAAGAAAGTGGTGTTGAATATGCTAGAGTGTGGACTAAAGATCGTCCTTATTTAACTTACAATGATGTTCAACCACTTGCTGAAAATTCAAAAGAGGCAAAACAAGGAAAAGTTTATAAATCATCCGCAAGAAAATATCGTCGTTCAAATATCAGAAGGTTTAATTCAAGTGTATTAGATAACACTTGGAATTTGAATATTGCACCAATGTCTGATGGTAAAAAATCATTTGATACTTCAACAAATATACAAGAGAAAAATAAAGGACAAGGTGATTTTTATGCTAAAAAATATATGTTTTCAATTGAGAACTTAGCATGGAAAACGTCCAACACCAATAACTTTACAGTTGCAGATTTACCGGCTTGCGAAAGAGGTAATAATGGAGGTAGAGTTATGTGGTTTCCTCCATATGATTTAAAAGTTTCAGAACAAAACAATGCGAGTTGGGATGGTAATAAATTTATTGGAAGACCTGAACCAATTTACACTTATCAATATACAGAAAGAACTGGACAAGTTTCTTTTAAAGTGGTGGTAGATCATCCTAGTGTAATTAATTTATTAGTTAGAGAACATTTTAAAGGAATGTCAGATGAAGAAGCTGACAACTACATAAATGCATTTTTTGCGGGAGTACAAGATTTAGATTTTTATTCATTAGTTCAAACATACACAACATTAGATCCTAATGATGTTAAATTAATACAACAATATCTTAATGCGGGTACTGTAAAAGATGTAATTACAACTTATAAGTACACTTCAACACCTGTAACAGTTGAAAATAAAAATCAATCAGACGCAAATAATTCATTACCACCAATAGATAATACTGAAACTATATATTTTCCTAATGATATACCATCTGGAACTGATACGGAAGCTACTGAAGATTTACTTTCAATAATATCAAATTATTCTGGACAACAATCTACTTTTGTGTCAACATTTACTAATACAGTATCAAACAACGGTTTAAGTGATGCGTCTGATATTGAAATATTATTTGGAGGATTATTAACATATGTACCTGAAAGTGTTCAACAATTAGTAGATAATATTAATAATGGTTTTAATGAATTATCAACGGGATTTACCGCATTTAATGATTCTTTGAATGAACTTGTAAATCATCTTAGTGGTAAAACAATAGGTGGTGATGTTACAATAACTATTTTTACAACAACTTCAGAAGCTGGTGATGAATCTAAAAATTTCTTTTTAGGAATTAGAAGATTACATGCTATATTCAAATATATTATTGATAAAATTTCTAATGGTAAAACACCAAATTCTACTTGGTTCAAACCAACTGATCAATCAGTATTAGATGGTGTAAAATCATCAACGGCATTTCAATTAGGAACTTACCAAGCATCATTTAGAGATTTTGGTTATGAAATGGATGGTAATGTTATTTTTAATTTAACAACTTGGGGAGAGAATGCTAAATTAAGTAATGTGGGAGATTTGGTAACTGTTGATTGTAGTAAAAAATTTAATACACCAAGTTTAAAAATAACCGCTCCACAAGCATTTTATTGTAGAGAAGGAAAAGTTAATATTAATTATACACCTATCCTTGATGGTGAAAAGAAAAAAGATCCTCAAAATATTCAAGTACCGAAAATACAAATATCAAAAGATAGTGTTTCAATAACGAATCAAAAACCTAACATTGATGTTATGAAAAGAATTATTATGAAAACATTATCTGAATGTTTTTATTTTAAGAAACTTGAAGAAACATCACCGGTACAATTTAAAAGTTTAACTGAAAAATTAAAATATTTTCACCCTGGTTTCCACTCAACAACACCTGAAGGTTTGAATAGTCGTTTGACATTCTTATTACAATGTGTGAGACCTGGTGATACTATTCCTGTTAAAGGAATTAATGATGTAAATGATTTGAATGCGAGAAATACATCATTCGGTCCTCCACCTATTTGTGTGTTGAGAATTGGTGATTTTTATCACTCAAAAATTATAATTAAAGATGTTAATATAACTTATGAAGATGGAGTATGGGATTTAAATCCTGAAGGAATTGGCGTACAACCAATGATTGCAAATGTGACTTTACAAGTTAGTTTTATTGGTGGACAAGGTTTGGATAAACCTGTTGAAAAATTACAAAACGCATTATCATCCAATTTCTTTGCAAACACCGAAATGTATGATGAAAGAAGTATACCAACAGATGGTAATATTGCCGATCAAAATAAAGATAAATTTACAAAAAGTTTCCTTGAATCATTACAAAAAGATTTTGATAAACAAAAAAGTCCTATTAATGCAAATGGTGCTCAAGGACAAGTAGAGGGTAATTACATAGGTTTAGGTAGCGGAAATAGTTTAGATTATACAACTCTTATTGATGATTTTTTCAATAAAGTAGTAAATTATACAACATCATATAAATCATCATATGAGAACATTTACAAAACATATGGTCCTGAAATTAATGGTATGTTTTTCTCCGATGCTTATAGAACAATAAATGAAATTGACGTACAAGGATATGCAACAATTAATTTATTAGGGTTATATAGTGGATTAAATGACATTCCAACTTATAGTAGAAGATTAATATTTGAAATGGAGGACGCAATAACCAATAATGATTTAATGAGTATTTTTGGTTTTGATTTAGGTAGTTCTGATTTGAATAATTTATATGAAGAAACTTTAAAACCAATAGTAACAGATTTAATAAATAAGCACATAACCGATTTGACAACTGCAGTATCAGTTAATGATGTTGAAAAAACAAGAAACGAATTAATCTCAACTATAGATAAATTAAATTATATATATTCTGGTTATGACGCTAAAATTACCGGTACAACTATAAATAAAATCCAATTGTCATCTTTTGTAAATTCTGACTTTGTAAATGAGTATAAAAATGGTTTAGATTTTTTAAATGCAACTCATACAGTAATAACCGATTGTTACGATTCAAATTTTGATTATAATAATTTTGGTTCAGGAGGATTAATTGATACCGAACATTTGACATCTGTTTTAAAATATCTTTTAGTTAATGACAAAAAAGATATTGTTGATCCATTAGTTCATTTAAATTATGGAGATGATTTATTATCCCCCATTACACAAAATTTTTATAACATATTTGATACATTTATAAGTAATCTACCGACAACATCTGTCAATTTACCAAAAACACCTATAAGATCTAATAGTAATACAATTAGTTATGTTGCATCAAATAACAATACAACTATAACTCAAGATAATGCAAAATCTGATGATATATTCAAAATAAACGCCACAAAATATATTAATATAGGTTCAAAATTAAATTTTTATAAACCATGAGTAGAGAGTACTTAGATAGATATCAATATTTTTTAACTGACGGAAAATTTAGAATAGTCCCTGGCATTGAAATACCTATTAAATCTACTGACAAATATATTCAATATAAGAAGGGTAAAGATAGATTAGACGTTATTTCACAACAATATTATAATACACCATTATTTGGTTGGTTAATATTACAAGCTAACCCTTTAGCTGGTAGTATAGAATTTACAATACCTGATAATTTCTATTTAAGGATACCATTTCCTTTAATAACCTCTTTACAAGATTATAAAACTGGTGTAGACTTGTATACATTATACTATGGCGAACAATAATTTAAATGGAACAGAAAATATACTTGTTAAGGTTGATGAAAATAATTTAATATTTATCGACCCTAATAGTGTTCAAAACGGACTTGTTGTTGAACAAAGAAACATACAACAAGAGAACCTCGTCATGTACGTAAATTTGGAAGCTGATTTGGTTCCAAGAAGTATTTTAACATCAGATGGTAATCAATCAAATACTGGACAATTAGTTTCAATTGCAAAAGGAACTTTAAATTTTTTACAAAATCATGACGGTAAAGATTATACAACATCTTGGACTGAAACATATACACCAAACGCAACAGATCCATTTGCACAATCATCATTAAAGGCTATAAATCCTAATTTAACTAGTCAAAATTCATTTGACGCTTCAGGACAATCTTTTGGTATTGAAAGTATTAATATTATTGTTAAAGGTACAAATTACATACCTACAATTTCAATTAATTTTACAGATGTAAGAGGTAAGACGTTATTTGAAGGACAACAAAATTCACCATATGCAGCGTTTTTTCATTTACCTTGGCCGATATTTTATTTAACTGTAAAAGGTTACTACGGTAAGGCGATTAGATATCGTCTTCATATGACAAAATTTAGTTCTAAGTATAATGAAAGCAATGGTAATTTTGACATTACAACCGCCTTCGTTGGATCTACATATGCGTATTTAAATGACATCCCTTTAGATGGTATTTTAAACGCACCTTATATGTTTTATATTGAATCTGAAGCAAACACAAGTTTTAATACGTCAACAGGTATATATGAAAAAAAGATTTCAAAATCATCAAAAGGTTATTCAGTACTAAAAACAATCTATGATGAATATAAGGCGAAAGGTTTTATTGCCAAAGATTTTCCTGTTAAAACATTAAGAGAGGTTATCGCTATTGCTAAATCATTAGACAAATTATTAGAAAGAAAAATATTTAACGAAGTTGTAAACTTTAAAGTTTTTAATGGTATTAAAGAATTTGAAGAAAAAACTATAGCATTTGAAAATGCTGTTACTTCATGGTGTACACATTATTTAAGTAATGAGGTTGTTACAATAAATGGCGTGGAATACAATTATTTAAGTGGACAAAAGAAAGATTCTTTGGATAACATTGAAGGAAATAAAACCACCGGTAATTTAGAACAAATAATCACTGAATACCCAAAACAATTAAGATCTTTACAATTATTCACCGAAGAAGTAATAAAAGGAGATAGAGATGTTTCATTTAAGAAACAAACGTTAAATTTTGTTAATAGTATTAAGGAAATTAAAAAATATTACACAACATTAGGGGGAAACTATGTTGTTTCCAAAAAGGCATTATTAACTGACATTTATAATATTGAAAGTTCATTTGCGGCAGAAAGAGATAAATTAGAAAAAGTTGTGGAAGAAAAAATGAACACCATTATTAAATCTGACGCATCAACTGGTGGATTCGGTATTGGTTTTGAACCTACAATAAAAAATATCTTTGCGGTAGTTTTAGCTAACGCAGAAACTTATGTTAGATTATTAAAGGACGTTCATAAACAAGCTTTTGATCAAGGTTTAATTAGAAAAGGTTTGTTACAAGGTTTCACTGACGAAACACCAAAAAATGATGCGATATATCCTTGGCCTCAAGTTCTTAAATTGAGTGGTTCAGATAAGAAAAAAATTGCAGCATATCCTGGTGATCCTGATTTACAAAATAAATTAAACAGTAACGATAAGATATTATGGCCCGAAGTTGATTTTGTTGAGAACTATGTGGGTGTATCAACAAAAAGAATAGATACTTTGGCAGAAAAAGAAGGTGGAGTTGGTAACGTTAGTTTTATTTTTGGTAAAGACATATCTGAAAATGATATTAAACCTATATCAAATATTTTAAATTTATCACCAACATTACCATATGTAGATAAATCAATTTCTTCAATTTTTTATGAGATATATGAAAGATCCGTTGAAGTTTCGTTATATGATAATTTAGAAAATTCAATGAAAGATTTGGCTAACTTTGAATTTTACAATGTATTAAAATCTTTTGAAGAGGATTATGATATATTTGATTTAATAAAATCAATTTCAGGTACAACTAAATTAGTTGAATATTTAAGTGCATTTTCTCCTTTTGAGAAATATCCATATTATAATGATAAAATACCAACTACAAACTATATTAAAAATGTGGATGAATTCCCTTTTGATATAATTCAATATTATGGTAATTCAAAAAAAGTTGATTTTACTAATCAATATTTAAGTATCACTGCCGATTTAAAAAATTACACAGTTGAAAATTGGAGAAAAAATATATATCCATTCAATTCGTTGACTTATTTAAATTATATAAATGAAACAAGTTTTGAAAATAGTTTAACATTTCTTAATACATTCCAAATTGACACAACTGAAGGATTTATTAGGACACCTAATGATATTAAAGGGTGGGTTAAGAGTGATTATGTTAGTAATATGTTTTCACAAAATTTACAATTTGGTGATTCATCAGTTAATATTTTAAACACACCTTTTTTCCATAAACAATTATTTTTAGATTTTAATAAAGAACAAATTAGTGGAAAATACGTTGGTTCAGCATATCTTTTATTAAATTCATTACCATTTTATGATTTACAAGACAACATGACGTTAAATGAAAATTCTTCATTATTTGTAAATCCTACAACAGTTAGAATGTCTTCTTTGTTTAGAGAAATGTCAGGTTCACAATATGTTCCGTATCATCTAATTTTGAAATGGGGTTCAATATATCATAGATATAAAAAATACATTTTAGAAGGTGTTGATATTTTAGCTAATGTCGGTGGAAATAGTTTAGGATTTATTGAAAATGGTTTAGGTAGTGTTATTGATAATCATTTATTCTTTAATGATAATTTAACTGGTTCTACTTATACAGGATTTACTATGGGAACTAACGGTGTCACAGTAAAATATGGTGAAACAACACCGGGTAGTGGAGGTGATGTAGGTATACACCCATTTTATGACGCGGTATTCCATCAAATTATTAATGGTTATTCTCATTATGATATAACAGGAGGAACTAACTCATATAAATCACAAGTTGATTCGGGTGTTATTAATACAAGAAATAGAATTAATGGTTATGATAATAACATATATTTCACATCTTTTGTTGATAACTCTAAAATGGTTGCAAAAGATAGTTATTATACATTATTACCATGTGATGGTGCAAATTTTGAAGACTACCTTAACATAACAAATAGATTTGAAAATACACAACAATCAAACTATAGAGTTATTTGGCAAAACGAAGTTGTAAAAGATACATTTACAGGTTACACATTCAATACATATAAAGAATATAATAGAGGATTAACAAATAATATTACAACTTTAAATGATTCAGGTTTTAAAAAAGTTATTGATTTAATTGCAACATTTAATCCAAATATTTTAGATAAGTTTGAATCATATTTCTTAGATTTTGCAACAGAAAGAGTAAATGTTGAATTTCCATATTCATCTTTCCCAACATATACAGATACTAATGGAACGGTACATAAAGTAAGATATAGTAATTTCCAAGATTTATTAAAAGATATAGTAACAATTGATAAGACTAAAGTTACATCAACAGAAATTAAAAACATTATCACAGATTTAAAAAATTTACAATCTGAAAATTTAAAAACTATTACATCTAAATTATTAAGTACAGATAATGTTATAAAAATTACATTAGGTAACCCAAAAGAAATTAATCTAAATGTTTGGGATGGATTTGCTCAGATTAATACCACAAATAATTTCCGATATGATGAATTCACTTCGTCTAATTATTTGGCGAATAAAAAATATATTGAACTTTACATAGGAGAAGATATTGAATCATTGTATCAACAATTCTTTGAAAGTAATAATATAAATGTAACAGAGGAGAATGTATTAAATTTTAGATCTTTAGTTTATTTATTTGCGGGAGGTTTAAAAGATAATAAATTCACCACCAAACCGGCTTTCCAACAATATATTTACGATAATGTATTATTACCAGCTCAAAATAGACAATCTAAGTTTTTAAATCAATTAATATTCAAGATTAATTCATCCGAGTTTCAACCTAAAGGAGTGTCAAATGATAAGGTTACGCCAACATCAGGTTATAATGATCCATTATTAAAACTTGAAACTTATAGTTTCTTTAAATCATTCAACGATAAATGGACATCGGGTAATTCTATTGGACAAAGGAATTTAATTGAAGAATTTTTATTTTTAGATAAAGCAAATAGAGATATTGGTGATAAAGTTTTCATTGACTTAAAAAAGTTAATACAATTTGAAGATCCAAGAAACGATAAATCAAACTTGTATAGCGCAATTTCTATGTTAATTGCAGGTACTAATTTTGATATGAGAGCATTACCGGCATATGTTAACTTTTATGGTACAAATTTTTCTGGTAAATCAAAAGTATTACCATCTAGAGAAGTTGCTAAAAGTATATTTGGAACATTTTTAGAAGTTGACTATCAAGATGCTTCACCTAAAATTATATTACAATATCTTGGTCCTAATTCACATCATTTAGAGGTTTCAGATATTAGTGAAAAGTATAAATTTAAAAATGATAGTGGTAATTTGTTTAATGGACAAAATAGTCCGTTACTTGTAACAATACCCGATGTGTTTGCCACAGGTGATTTAGCAAAATCAAACAAAGTAGTTTCATTTGAAGTTAGTGTGGGAGATCAAGATCAAGGAATCTTTAAAAGTGTACAATTAGATCAGACATCAATTAGAAATACAACTGAATCATTTAGTGTTTATGAAGGTATGGGGCGTTCTGAAAGTGGAGCAGGTGCAATGAATGTCGATATTGGATTATTTGACATATATAGACAAGCGTCTTATACTTGTGAAGTTACAATGATGGGTAATGTAATGATACAACCTACTATGTATTTTTATCTTAAAAACGTCCCTTTATTTAGAGGTTCATATTGGATAACAGAAGTTAGTCATTCAATTAGAGAAAATAGAATTACAACATCATTTAAAGGTTCAAGGATACCATATAGAGCGTTACCTGATCCTAAAGATAGTTTCTTTACAAGTTATAGAATTTTATTTGATTCTATCATGCAATCGGCACAAGCTAAAAAGAAATTAGGTAGTGAAGTTACGGGTAATGGTAAAGTTATAACAACTGATGCGGGTTCAGTAACTGTAGATATGGGTCCAGCAAATAAAAATATTCCAAATGAATCAATAACATTAAAAACAGGTGTCGATCAATTTGGTATACCATATAATGGATATAACAATGAGGAAAATATACAGTTAGTTAATAATGGTACTTGGTATAGGGCAATTGTTGCAGAGATGGGAGGTGGTACATATAAAATTGAAGACTCAATTACTATGAGTTTATTAAACAATGTAACTGTCCACAATTTTAATCCATCGGATACTTCGGGTTTAAATAAACTTACAGTAACACCATTACCAATGACATGGGGTGAAATTAGTAGTAATACTGATAATTATTTTTACTCAACACATTTCCAATTAGATGTTGCTTCAGCAAATAAAATTATTTCTGCTAAAACAACATTTAAAAATCCATTAACAAATGTTATGGTAGATGTGGAACCTTTTTCAGAATCAACTATGACTAAAGACAATATTAAAGGACCTATTAATTATGGGCCTGTTATACCTGGTTATGGTATGGGATTATCCAAAGCATTAATGTTATCTTTAGGATTAAAAGACGGTGATGTAGTGTATTTTATGTTAAAATAGGAATAATAACTTTTTTGGGATATTTATATAAAAAACCGATATGGAACAGATTAAATTAAAAAATACCGTAGATAAATTTTTGAACCCTAAAAAGGTAAGAAATATATCAAATGATGGTATGGAAAGAGAAGAATGTGATTTAGTAACAGGAGAATGTTACACAATTAGAGAAAAAGACGGAATTGTAGAAAGAATTAATAAAAAATACGTCACAAATGACGGTAGACAACTATTACAAGATTAAGCCATGTTAGAACAAAAATTACAAGAAGAATTAAATCGTTACAAAGCCATTAACAAATATGGTAAAACGATGATTATGGAACAAGCGGCACCTCCTCCTCCACCTCCACCACCGGCAGGAGATGAAACTGCAACTCCTGATGTTCCACCAGCAGGAGCACCTCCAACTGACGCAGCACCAATTGATGCACCACCAGCACCAGATATGGGCGGAGCGGCACCAGGTGGGGAAGACACACAAGAAATTGATATTACGGATTTAGTGGATATGACAAAAAGTATAAAAAAAGATTTAGAAAATCATACCCAAGATAATTCAGCTGTAATTGGTAAAATGGATGATGTATTTAGTAAACTTGGTGAATTGGAAACTAAATTAGCTGAAATGGATCAGTTAGTTGCTAAGATTGATCAATTAGGAACAAGAATTGAACAATTAAAACCTGAAACACCTGTTGAAAAATTAGAAATGAGATCTTTAGATTCATATCCTTTTAACGAAAAACCACAAGAGTTTTTTGATCACAAAATGGGTGAAATGCAAAAAAGTGGTAAGAACGAATATGTACTAACTAAAGATGAAGTTGAAAACTATCCTGTGGATATAAAGAACACATTTAACCCAGAAGGAGAGGAGGAAGTAGATGAATATAAGTTCTAACATAAATTTCTTTTTGGGGTTACAATCTCAAATTAAAATTATGCACTGGCAAACTGTTGGTTATGCTAGACATAAAGCTTTTGATGAAACATTAGATGAACTATATGATTTAGTAGATTCTTTTGTTGAAGAAGCAATGGGAAAATACGGTAGATTTGAATTAGAAGATAAAGACAAAACAATTAAACTTTCTAATCTATCTGATATAGATGTAAAAGGAATGATTGATACTGTTTGTGATGCTTTAATTCAGTATACTGATCAATTTGAAGAAACTGATACTAATCTCTTAAACATAAGAGATGAGATGTTAGGATTGTTTAACAAATTAAAATATTTGATTACGTTAGAGTAAAAAAAATAAATAAAAATAGTTAAAGCCGGATTTCACAATTCGGCTTTTTTTTTGTATATTTTAGTATTAATGATTAATTAAAAATTTTAAATTATGTCTACATTTGACGCAGTACTTGCTCAGTACGAAAAAAACAAAAACGCCACAAGTGGCAATTCCAACAAAATGTCTTCAGAAGACAGAATGAAACGTTATTTTACAACTGTATTACCTAAAGGTAGTAAAGGTGAAGAAAGACGTATTCGTATCTTACCTACAAAAGATGGTTCATCACCATTTGTAGAAGTAAAATTCCACGAAGTTCAAGTGGATGGTAAATGGGTAAAATTATATGACCCAGCACAAGAAGGAAAACGTTCACCATTAAATGAGGTTTATGATGGATTAATGATGACGGGTGTTGATTCTGATAAAGAATTAGCTCGTAACTATCGTTCTCGTAAATTTTATATTGTAAAAGTGATTGACCGTGATCACGAAGCTGACGGTCCTAAATTTTGGAGATTTAAACATAATCACAAAGGTGATGGTGTTATTGACAAAATCTTTCCAATTTTCCGTAACAAAGGAGATGTTACCAATCCTGAAACAGGACGTGACTTAATCCTTTCTTTATCTTTAACAAAAGCGGGAACAGGTAAAGAGTACACAGTAATCAATTCAGTTCTTAACGACGATCCAAGTCCATTACATGCAGATGCAGATGTTGCTAAAAAATGGATGGAAGACGAATTAACATGGTCAGATGTTTATTCTAAAAAAGGTGAAGATTATCTTGACTTAGTTGCAAGAGGAGAGGCACCACGTTGGGATGATGCACAGAAAAAATATGTATCATCTTCAACAAGTGAAGAAACAATCGCAGCACCAAAGTCATCTACCCCTGTAGTTGACCCACAAGAAGACGATGAAGCAGATTCTGATTTACCGTTCTAATTATTAATGGAGGGGTGGAGATAACGTCAGAAACCCCATTTTTAAAAACAATTCTATGGCAGGTATAAAAAAGACTGATTTTTCAGCAATAAAAAAGAAGTTCTCAAAAGAGGCAGAATATAAACCAGATCGTTTCTTTGATTTGGGTGACGCTTTCTTGGATGCTTGTGGTATTCCGGGTCCTGCAATGGGGCACATCAATATGTTATTGGGACATAGTGATACGGGTAAAACAACTGCCCTTGTGAAATCGGCGGTGGATGCACAAAAGAAAGGAGTTATCCCTGTGTTTATCATTACAGAACAAAAATGGAGTTGGGAACATGCGGAATTAATGGGATTTAATAAAGACGGAGATTATCTTTTCAATAGTGATTTTGAATACATAGAACAAATCACAGATTATATCAATGAATTATTGGACGCACAAGAGAAAGGAGATTTACCTCACGATTTATTAATCTTATGGGATTCTGTAGGTTCAGTTCCATGTAAAATGACATACGATGGTAAAGGTGGTAAACAACACAATGCGTCGGTTTTAGCTGACAAAATTGGTATGGGTATCAACCAACGTATTTCAGGTTCAAGAAGAACAGATAAACCTTATACAAACACTTTAATCATTGTTAACCAACCTTGGGTAGAATTACCTGACAATCCTTTTGGACAACCAAAGATTAAAGCAAAAGGTGGGGAAGCAATTTGGTTAAACTCAAGTGTTGTATTCTTATTTGGTAATCAAAAAGGAGCAGGAACAACAAAAATCTCCATCACTAAAGATAAGAGAAAAGTTAAAATAGCAACAAGAACAAAAATCTCTATCATGAAAAACCATATCAATGGTTTAGGATATGAAGATGGACGTATCTTGGTTACATCACACGGATTTATGCCAGGTAGAGAAGATTCTGAAGAGAAGAAATCTATTGAGGATTATAAAAAAGAATGTGGTGATTACATCAGTAAGATGTTAGGCGTTAATGTTACAGACGCGACAGATTTAGAAGTTGTAACAGAAGACACAGATCTATAAAAATTTTTAATGTCGGTTTTACTTGTTGATGGAGATAATTTACTTACGATTGGTTACTATGGTGTTAAAAACGCCTTTCATAAAGGGACACATATTGGAGGAATCTATCATTTCCTTAATATTCTTAGAAGAGCATTTGAGACGTATCATTTAGAAAAAATTGTTGTTTTTTGGGACGGTGAAAACGGTTCACAAAATAGACGAAAAATTTATGTTCACTACAAGGAAAATCGACGTTCAAGATTACGTACAGAAGAAGATTTACATTCTTATTCATATCAAAGAGATAGGGTTAAACAGTATTTAGAAGAATTATTTGTTAGACAAGGTGAATATGAGTTTTGTGAAACAGATGATAACATAGCTTATTATGTTCAAAACTCACCAAATGAAAATAAAATCATTTATTCATCAGATGGAGATTTATTGCAACTTTTATCAGAAAACACGCAAGTATATAATCCAAGTCATCAAAAACTTTATAAACAAAACGATACGATTGTTTATGACCACGAGGAAATCTTAATTGAAAATGTGAAATTGGTTAAGATGTTATGTGGTGATAGTTCCGACAACATCGCAGGTATTAAAGGAATGGGATTAAAAAGATTTTTATCATTTTTTCCTGAACTTAAAACAGAACATCTTTCTGTTGAACAAATCAAAGGTAAATGTAATGTTTTATTTGAACAGAATAAACATAATAAGTTACTAGCCAATTTACTTACAGGAGTCACCAAATTTGGTGTATTCGGTGAAGAGTTCTTCGAGGTTAACAGTCGTATCGTTAGTTTAGAAGAACCATTCCTAACTGATGAAGTAAAAGAAAATATTAATCTTCTAATAAACGAACCATTAGATCCTGAAGGTAGATCTTATAAGAACACTATGAAAATGATGATGGAAGATGGGTTATTCAACATATTACCAAAATCAGAAGACGCTTGGATAAATTTTTTAAATCCTTTTATGCGGTTAACAAGAATAGAAAAAAATAATAAAAACAATAACAAAAAAATAATCAAAATTAAAACCTATGAGTAATCAACAAGACATTACCAAATTTGAATTCCTTTTAACTTTAGAAGGTAACATCATCTGTCAAAGATTTTTTAATGTAAAAGATCATGTAGATCAAGCAAGACGTTCTATGGATTTACATTATTATGTAAAAAATATTTGTGAAGATATTTCTTACGATTTGAAAATAAAAAGTTCCAATTATCTATGTGAAAATCAAAACTATATCCTGAATTCTGAGAATGTGGAAGATTTAAATGACGGGCAAAAAGAGCACTTTTTATTGGAAATTAAGCTAGGAGAAGATGTATTTATTCAAAGAATATTCCCAGCATATCTTTACCATCCAAAGGTTAGATATACTGTAGATATTCGTCCAAGACTTAAGCGTATTTTGTCAGACTTAACTGACATTTTATCATCTGAAGAATTGGAAACATCTTATCTACAATATGAACTATAATTTAAAAACAACTATATATTAATACTACTATGGAAGAAAAAAACTTTGGATACTTAGGTTTCTCATTTCAACAATCATTACTAAAGGCAATCATTGAAGACAAAAAATACGGTGAGACAATTATTGACGTATTAGAAAGCAAATATTTTGAAAATAATTCATTTAGATTCATCATGGAAAACATGAAAGAGTTATATAAGAATTATAATAAAATTCCCGATTACAATACAATTGCACAGAAAATAATGGCTGAAAATGGTAACACATCTTCTTCTAAAGTACATACTGATACACTTGATGCAATTAAAAATAACGAACAACAAATTGAGTATGTTAAAGATACTGCAATGAATTTCTGTAAACAACAGAATTTAAAAAGAGAATTGAAAAGTGTACAAAGTATTATAGATAGTGGTGAATTTGAGGCTTATAGTAAGATTGAAGAAATCATTCAAAAAGCGTTACAAGTTGGTATAACAAGTGATGAAGCAACGGATGTATTTCATGATATAGATGGAGCGTTAGAAAAGGACTTTAGACACCCATTACCGACAGGTATTGTGGGAATTGATAACTTACTTAAAGGTGGATTAGGAATCGGAGAATTAGGGGTTGTATTGGCACCAACTGGTACTGGTAAAACAACCTTATTAACTAAATTTGCTAATACAGCATATAACTTAGGTTACAATGTCGTTCAGATTTTCTTTGAAGATAATCCAGGTAATATTAAAAGAAAACACTATACAATTTGGACTGAAATTGCACCTGATTCACAACCTGAATTTAAGGATGAAGTAAAACAAAAAGTAGAAGAAGCTCAGGCTCGTTCTAAAGGAAGTTTGAAATTATTAAAATTGGCTAGTGATAATGTTACTATTTCTGAAATTAAAAATAAAATCAGAAAAATGAATTCAGAAAATCCTACTAAAGTTGATTTATTAGTAATCGACTATGTGGATTGTATTTCACCTGAAAGAAGTACATTTGGTGAAGAATGGAAAGGAGAAGGTTCAATTATGAGAAGTTTAGAATCAATGACAAGTGAATTTGAAATGGCAATATGGACGGCAACACAAGGTAATCGTGAATCTATTTCAAGTGAAGTTGTAACAGGAGATCAAATGGGTGGTTCAATCAAAAAGGCACAAATTGCACACGTTATATTATCTATCGGTAAGACTTTAGAACAAAAAGACAATAATTTGGCAACACTTACTTTATTAAAATCTCGTATAGGTAGAGATGGTGTTGTATTCCAAAACTGTAAATTCAATAATGAGTTCCTTGTTATTGATACCGAATCCCAAAATACATTATTGGGGCATGAAGAGCAACAAGCTCAAAAGAACGTGAATAGAGCTGCTGAAGCTTACAAAAAGAGACAAGAATTATTAAATAAATAAAAACATAAAATTAGGAAACAAATGCAGAAAGGTAAAAAATTTCTGAGTGACTTGAAGTTACACTCGGATTATTTTAAATGGAAAGAAGACGAACAAAGGTACGAAACATGGGAAGACGCATGTGAGAACATAATTGATGGACATAGAATCAAATACAAAAAATTTGCTGATAAGGTTGAACCTTATTTACAATCGGCGGTTGAAAGTATGAAAGATCAAGCTGTGTTAGCATCACAAAGAAATTTACAGTACAGACATGAACAAATCATGAAACATAATACGAGAATGTTTAACTGTACTTCAGGACATATTGCACGTAATAGAGTATTCCAAGAAATTTTCTATTTAGCATTGTCTGGTTGTGGATTTGGTGGTGGATTGTTAATTCCTTTCGTTAACAATTTGAGTAAATTACAAAAAAGAACTTTAGGTACTAAAACATTTTATATTGAAGATAGTATTGAGGGTTGGGCAGATTCATTAGGTGTATTATTGTCTTCATATTTTGCGGATAATCAACCATTCCCTGAATATGCTGGTTATGAAATTAAATTTGATTATTCTTATATTAGAGAAAAAGGTGCATTTATTAGTGGTGGATTTAAAGCACCAGGTGCAGATGGTTTAAAACAATCATTGGAAAAAATTGAACAATTAATTGAAAAATGGATTACAACTGAAGGTAATAAAATTCGTCCAATTTTAGCATTTGATATTATTTGTCATTCAGCAGATGCGGTGTTATCAGGAGGTGTTAGACGTTCAGCATTAAATATGATTGTCGATCCTAACGATACTGAAATGATTCACGCTAAGACTGGTAATTGGAGAATGGAAAACCCACAAAGAGGTAGAAGTAATAACTCAGTTTTATTATTAAGAAGTGAAGTTGAAAAAGAACAATTTAATTACTTAGTACAATTGAATGATGGAGCAAACGATATTGGATTTGTATTTGCAAATAGTTGGTTTGATATGTTCAATCCATGTTTTGAAATTTTAAAAATACCTGTATTAGATAATATTGATTTTGGAAAGATACATTATGATGATGTTGAAGATTATGTAAAAAATAATAAAGAAAAATTTGGTATACAAGGTTGTAACTTAACTGAAATTAATGCAGAAAAATGTTTAACAAAAGATAAATTTTTAAGAGCATGTAGAGACGCATCTATTTTAGGTACTTTACAAGCTGGTTACACTGAGTTTCCTTATTTAGGACCTGTTAGTAAAGCAATTTTTGAAAGAGAAGCTTTATTAGGTGTTAGTATTACAGGTTGGATGAATAACCCTAAATTATTTAATGCTGAATTGTTAGAAGAGGGTGCACAAATGGTTAAAGACACAAACAAAGAAGTTGCTGCGGTTATTAATATTAATCAAGCGGCAAGAACTACTTGTGTTAAACCATCGGGTAATGCATCAGTTGTATTAGGTACTGCATCAGGTATACATCCTGAACATTCTGAGAAATATTTCCGTATTATGCAGTTGAATAAAGAAAGTAATACTGCAAAATGGTTGACTGAAAATATGCCATTCTTATTAGAAGAAAGTGTATGGAGTTCAACTAAGAGTGATTATGTTGTATTTGTTCCTGTTGAAAATCCAAAGAACGGTTTATTCAAAAAAGATATGAAAGGAATTAAACACCTTGAATTGATTAAATTGGTACAACAACATTGGGTAAATGCTGGAACTAATCCTGAATTGTGTACATATATGCCAGTTAATCATAATACATCATGTACCGTTATTATTGATAATAAAGATGCGATTGTTGATTATATTTGGGAACAAAGAGATTTCTTTACAGCGGTAAGTTTTATTTCCGATTATGGTGATAAAGACTTCAACCAAGCACCATTTACATCGGTGTTGAATCTTGATGAAATTGTTGAAACATATGGTAAAGGTTCAATACTTGCTTCAGGTTTAATTATTGATGGATTACATTACTTTGGACAAAATTTATGGTTAGCTTGTGATACTTTATTAGATAGAAGTATTCCTTTAACAGGAACGAGAGAACAAGTATTACTAAAAGAATATTGGTTACAAAGAGCGAAGAAATTTGCTAAGAATTATTTCAAAAACGATTTAAAGAAAATGGTTTATTGTTTAAAAGACGTTCACTTATTTTATAAGTGGGAAACCATTACTCGTCAATTTAAAGAAGTAAACTTTGGTGAAATTTTGGATAAACCACAATACAAGAACATTTCAGACTTTGCAGCACAAAGTTGTAGTGGGGCACAATGTGATGTAACAAGTATCTAATGTTAATAGAGGGTGTTGATTATACAATAGATGAGGAGTCAGGACTTATGGTTCTGACTTCTCTTTTTTTGTTAAAGAGAGGTTATTGTTGTGGTAATAAATGTTCTGAATGTCCATATCTACCCCCACATCAAAAAGGAAATACAAATACAGAAGAAGATACATAACCATTTTACTATTGATTATATTTATACAATATGGCAGTATCATACGGTGTAGATTTTCCGTTTAGTGACAGTTTAGAAGGTAAATTTCTAAAAATGACTCCAACTCCCGAAAGAGAGATTAGAGCAAATTTAATCCACTTGTTATTAACAAGAAAAGGAAGTAGGTACTTTTTACCTGATTTTGGAACTAGATTATATCAATTTATTTTTGATCAGAATGATGCGGTAACCTATGGTTTAATTGAAAGTGAAATTAGAGAATCGGTTAAAAAATACATTCCTAATTTAGATATTACATCAATTAATATAATGTCTGCCGAAGATGATCCGTCACAATTTAGATCACCTGCGGAAAATGAGGATAATCGACTTTTTAGAATTTCAGATAATTCCGCTAAACCATATACTGCAGTTGTAAAAATAGAATATAATGTCAATAACGGAGCATTTACATCTTCGGATTTTGTAATCTTAAACATTTAAAATGAGTAAAAAAATATCATACGCAACAAGAGACTTTGCGGGACTTAGACAAGAGTTAGTTAATTTAACAACACAATATTACCCTGATTTAATCAAGAATACAAATGACGCCTCAATTTATTCAGTATTGTTAGATTTAAATGCTGCGGTTGCGGATAACTTACACTTCCATATTGATAGAGTTTGGCAAGAAACAATTTTAGATTTTGCTCAACAAAGACAATCTTTATTTCATATTGCAAAAACCTATGGTATGAAAATACCAGGTAATCGTCCTTCAGTTGCATTATGTGATTTTTCAATAAATGTAATACCAAGAGGTGATAAGGAAGATGAAAGATATTTGGGTATATTAAAAGCGGGAGCACAAGTTTCAGGTGGCGGACAAGTTTTTGAAACAGTAGAGGATATTGATTTTTCAAATCCATTTAATAGTAAAGGTGAACCAAATAGATTAAAAATACCAAATTTTGATGCAACAAATACATTAGTATCATATACAATTACTAAAAGAGAAGCGGTTGTTAATGGTGTTACAAGAATATACAGAAGAGTAATTACAGATTTAGATCAGAAACCATTTTTAAAATTATATCTACCTGAACAAGATGTTTTAGGAGTTACAACTGTTATACATAAAGATGGTACAAACTATGGTGCGAATCCAACATCTTCAGAATTTGCGAGTTCCACAAATAAATGGTACGAAGTAAATTCATTAATTCAAGATAAAGTTTTTGTACCGGATCCAACTTCAGTATCTGATAGAAATAATTTTAAATCAGGAACATATATGAATGTTACAAATAAGTTTGTAACTGAATACACACCTGAAGGTTATATTTCATTAACATTTGGTTCAGGTAATGTTGATCCGATGAGTAATTTAGACAACTACATGACAGATTCTTTGAAAGTAAATTTGGCAAGTTATCTTAATAATACATCATTGGGTGCAATACCAAAGAGTAATTCAACATTGTTTGTAAAATATAGAGTTGGTGGTGGTAAAGATAGTAACTTAGGTGTTAATGTGATTAACAGCGTAGAGAATGTTGAGTTCAATGTTAACGGTCCTGTTAGTAATTTGAACACACAAACTATACAATCTTTAAGAGTTGTAAATGTTACACCAGCAATAGGTGGTTCTGATCAACCTAGTATTGAAGAATTAAGAAATATGATTTCTTATAATTTTGCGGCACAAGATAGAGCGGTTACTTTAAATGATTATAAATCATTAATTGAAACAATGCCAGGTACATATGGTGCGCCCGCAAAAGTTAACGTCATGGAAGAAGATAATAAAGTTAGAATTAAAATTTTATCCTATGACGATCAAGGTAATTTAACTGATACGGTTTCTAATACTTTGGCTAGTAATATTGTAGAATATCTTTCTGAGTTTAGAATGATTAATGATTATATTGATATTGCAACAGGAGAGGTAATAGACTTATCATTACAGATTGATTTGGTTATTGACAAAAACGAAAAACCAACAGATGTTATAAAATCAACAATAAGTGGAGCAACTCAATTTTTTGATGTGACAAAAAGAAAAATGGGAGATCCATTGTTTATTGGAGATTTAATCCATTCAATTGGAGCAATACCTGGTGTCGTTAATGTGGTAGATATTAGAGTTTACAATAAAATAGGTGGATTATATTCGTCCGCAGAAACGGTGATGCCATATGTTGATAGTACAACAAAAGAAATACAACAATCGGATCATATCATTTATATGAAGTCAAATCAAATTTTTCAAATTAGATTCCCGAATATTGATATTTTAGTGAGAACCAAATCATTAGGAACGACTACATACTAAAAGTTTTTTAGTTTATAATAGTAGAAAATTTCATTTTTTCTATTTATTATAAGAATGGTACAAAAACACAGAATTTCAACGGAGATTGGTAAAGATCAACTTATTAAAGTTGAGTTAAAACAAGATTTTGACTTATTAGAAATCTTATCTCTAAAATTTAGTCAACAACAGACATATTCATCATTTTGTGCGGATTACGGGGTGGTTTGTGGAAGAATTTCAGTAAACAATGGTTTTGGTGTTCCAAATGCAAGGGTTTCTATTTTTGTACCCCTAAAGGAGGAACATATTAATGATCCCGTAATTTCAAGTTTATACCCATATAAGACAATTTCAGACAAAGACGATAACAATTATCGTTACAATTTATTACCAAAAAGACAACAACATAGTGGACATCAACCAACAGGTACTTTTCCTGATCAGGAAGATATTTTAACTCAAGAAGCGATATTAGAAGTATATGAAAATTATTACACATATACCGTTAAAACTAATATGGCGGGTGACTTTATGATTTGGGGAGTTCCATTGGGTACACAAACTTTACACGTAGATGTTGACTTATCTGATATTGGTTGTTTTTCATTAAGACCTTACGATTTTATAAGACAAGGTAAAGGAGTTGATAATTTTAAAAACAAATATAAATTTAAAGCATCTGAAGATTTAACTTCGTTACCTCAAATTGTTACATTTGATAAATCAATTGAAGTTTATCCATTTTGGGGAAGTGAAGATTATTGTGAAATTGGTATTAGTAGAGCAGACTTTGACTTATCTGATAAAGGTGTTAAAATAGAACCTAAAGCATATTTGATTGGTGGTGTTTTTACTGATAATGGTAAAAATTCAGTTAATAAAAACTGTACACCAAGAAAGAAAATGGGTAGAAAATGTGATTTAGTAACAAAATCCGCAAAGATTGAGGCGATAAGATTTACCCCACAAAAAGATGAAAACCACAGACCTTATTTAGAAGAATATGATTTACATGAAGATATATCAGAAGATGGTGGTTTTATGATGCCATTACCTATGAACATGGATTATGTTTATACCGATGAGTTTGGTGACATTGTAATTACAAATGATCCGAATAAAGGTATTGCAACATCTGCGTGTTATCGTATTAGAATTAATATTGATGATAATGGTTTATCAAGAGTTCGTGCTAATGCTGATTACTTAATTCCAAATATTAGAGAATACATTTCAGGTTCAACAATAGATGACAAATCTTATGCCTTTTCTACTGATTGGAATGATTATCCAATACCGGCAGTAAGTAATGATTCAAGTAAAGGTATTTTATATTCTGAAAATGGAGAATATTATCCTAAAGATTATTTCTATAGATTTAATTATAATAAAGTATATACTCTTTCTTCATTTCAAAGTCATTACATTAAACAAGATTACACAGGTGCACTTATAGGTGGTGCGGTTGGTGGTCCCGCAGGTGCAGCAATCGGAGCAACATTATTTGGTAAAAATCAATATGTTGGGTTAAAAGAATTGGTTCCACCTGAAGAAGAAGATTGTGATAATTTAATTCCACCGGTAAATTTTGCAACAAAAAATTATACATTTACATTATTAATTGCTGATTTTTTATTGATTTTAGATTTTGTATTTAAATGGCTTACATTAATGTTTTTAAATACAATGATTTTTCTTTTGGGTGGTATTGGTGATTTTTTAGAAGGTACAAATATTGGTTGGGCAAATCAAATGGGACATCAATTACAAAACTGGTTAAGTTCAGTACAAAGAGAAAATACAACAAAACTAAGTTTAATAAATTATCCAGATTGTAGCGAATGTTCATCGGAAAGTCAACCGGTAGGTATAAGTGGTGGAGGTATAAGTTGTATTATGGCAACTTTTCAGATTACGGGAAGTACCAATTCATTAAAACAGATAAGTAATTTCACTATATATAACGATACAGATTGTGGTGCAACTGGTACAACTATTACTGATATACACGATTTAATTGCTAGACAGGATGTATATGCCGTTGTAAATCTTAATAATTCATTTATGTATCTTAACAATGGTGCGTATGATGATCAATCAGTTGCGGTTTTTAATTATAGTGGTAATTATTATTTTCTTGATGGACAGAAATATTTTACTGATACTAATACAACTTATACTGTTAAAATAATTGATCCTAATTCTATTAATAGTAGTAATACTGGTAGTACCACTAATACAGAATCAGGTTGTGATATGTATGATAAAGTTTACGATACAAGTCTTATTCATGGATATTATGTTGAATCAGCAACTGGTGTATATCCACCAGTTAGTTGTCATACAACGGATGTATATCAAACTGTAATAACCGAACGTGGACAACCTTTTAGAAGATACGTAGCAACATATGACCCTAATATTGATGGTAAATTAATTTCAACCGCAATTTATGGTAGTGGAACAAATACCGCATTTACGGATATGAAAGACGTTAGAAAAATTAACTGTTCTCAATACAAATTTGGTTTGCCGAATGGTAATCCTATGAGTGAATTTAGAAATGGTGTTTACTATATTGTACCAGGTACTCAAAGTAGCGGAAGATTAAATGGAATTTTATTAGAATATTATAGAAGAAAAAGAGTTGGTAAAATGTTTTGTGGTGGTATTGTTAATTATGGATTTATAGATAACTGGCTTTCAGGTTCATTATATTTTTTCCAATTTAAAGTTAGAAGAATAACTAAAGGAGCTGAAAATTTAATTAAATACTGTAGAGATCTTGTTAGATATGTTGATGGACAAAGTAGATTTTATTATAGATCGGCACCATTCAATGCAACAACAAATACTTTTCTTGGTATTACACATCCAACAACATTTGTCGACTTAGGACCGAGAGATGAATTCATTAAAGAAATTTGTATTGACGAATCTTTAGATCCGAACTGTTCAGTATCTCGATCAATTGGACCAACATCACATCAAAATTTTGGTGAATTATTGGGATTAGCAATTAATTATAGAATGCAATCTGATCTTAGTTTTGGTTTAGATGACTTTTTTACAAATGGTGGTAGTTTTAAATCTGCCGGATTTGAAAATGTTTTTGATGGTGATTTATTACAATCAATTTCAATTAACTGTGAAACTGGTATTGAAGAATTTGATTTACAAAGTCCAAAATATGTTGGTTATGATTTTGAATATTTAGATCCAACATTTTATCCCCAATTTTTCAAAAAGAATTATTCAGGTGGCACTTCAGGTTATTGGGGTCCTTTACCTGTAACATTTGAATTAAGTCATGACGGTGATAGAGTTAGATCTTGTTTAAATGAACCAACACATTATGATTATTATGGAAACCTTGTTCAAGGTAGATTAACAGAATCATCACAACCTGTACCATTTTTTTATTGGGATAAAAAAGGTACTGGGTTTGGTGGAACATCCGCAGCAACATCCGATGATCAATCTTGGGATTTTAGTACAATAAGAGTACAACCATTACAAGGTATGACAACATATATATCAGGCACAACTTATGGGTATACTTATAATGGAATGTATGATGATGATAGTGACAAATATTTGTTATTACCATTTACAGATGATTTTAGTGGTATTACAATTAATAATCTTAATTTAACCGATGTGCTTGAATTTGATGTTATATCAATAAGTAGTGGATATACTGCACATAATTCAGAATACCCTGGATTTACATATTTGTATGTTACTGGTGGAACACAAACCTCACCAACCTCAGGTAGATTGTTTATAAGAGTCGGTCCCGCAGGTAATGATACATCAGATCCTATGTCAGGTGCGACAGGTTGGCAATCAATCTATTGGGATAATAATGTTGATTTTATTTTACCACAAAGAATGGATTATTATAGTGGAGTTACTAAACAAATATTATCAACACCATTCCAATTTTATTTTGGTTTAAGACATGGTAAAACTGGTTTGGATAAATTTATTGATGCGTTCGGACCTAAGGGTGCGTTTGTTGAACCAACTGAAGTTTATACATATTTGGAATATAGTTCTATAGGAGTTTCACCAACACCAACACCAACCATGCAAGGAACAACAACACCAACACCAACGCCAAATGTAACACCAACACCAACTAATACACCATCACCAACAACTACTTAATAAAAATATAAAAAGTGGAAGAAAACAAACAAATATTATTACCAAGTAAAGAATACGCAAAGGCGAATGATTCTGATTTGAACATGCCACTTAGTTTGGACACTTCTGAATCATTAATGAGAATTGGTGATAGAGATATTGTTCTTGATATTGATCAGTTATATGACAAAGAAAGAAATGAAAGTGTCAATTATAAAATATACGGTAAGATAAGAATGATATTTCGTAATCTTTTTGAAGGTACAGCAGATTATACTGCACTTGAAGAAAAGTTATTTTTAGTTGGTGATGGTAGTGATTATAATTTTAATGGTTATGTTCCATATGATGAATTTGCGTTTTTAAGAAAAGATGTATATAGACAAATTACTATACCACAATCAGGTAGTTTAACAGATTTTAATGGATATACTTCATCTACAACTGGTTATAGTAAACATAAAAACATTTCACCAATAGAAGCTCCATATACAAATTGGAATTTATATTTAACATACGTTAGTGGTTCCGATGCCACATACCCGATGAAATACACTTTAACGGGAAACACACAAATGTCATTCACTTCTGGTGACGGAATTCCATTTAGAGTATCGTTTGGTTTAGTTGAAACAGGTGCAACATATTATGAATTAACAAGTCCTGTAGAACACGGAATGAATGAAGGTGAATTTGTTACTTTATCAGGTAGTACATTAACAAGTACAACAGTATCAGGTAGAACTTTTCAAATTGCGTCAGTTGGTAATGAAGTTTTTAATTCAGAAAAATATGTCATTAATATTTTAAAAACACAAATACCAAGTGGTGTAACATTTTCAACATTATTAACTGGTAAAAGATGTTTAGATTATACAAATATAAGTGGAACAACTTCACAATATTATGTACATAAACATAAAACATTAACTGATAGTCATGGGTATATTATGGATACCATTGGTTTTGAAAATCCAATATTTGAAGATGAGAAAAAATTATTATTTGAAAACAGTGCAGGAGTAAATGATGTGTTAGTTGAAAGAAATAGAATGGAATCGGTTTTATATGATTTTAAAAAACCATTTCAATTAAGTGGAATAACAAATAATTTTAATATTACACCAACGGAAGTTTATGTTACAACAATTTTTAGAAACGGTAATGGTTTATTTAATTATCCATCTAAAATAGGATATAAATTTAATTTTCATGATACGTGGATTGATAATGTTTTTGATGGTTCAACATCCATAGAAAAAAACATGACAGGATTTACATACACTTTTTCACCAAATGTTCCTGAAAGTGGTTTTGAAACATTTACTGGCGGTACAGGTATAACAACAGGTACAACATTAATTGGTGATTACATTGAATACAATCCAAGGGAATTAAAAGAAAGAACAATTAGTGAAACCTTCCATAAAATAACACAAAGTACAGGTATAATTGATTATGGACAAACAAGTTCACCTATTTCATTTCCTGATGGAACTTTATTTAGTGGTGCAAGTATAACAAATCCTGTTGGATTATATTATAAGGCACATCATAAAATAATGTTAAGACAATTGTCACCATATATTGAAGTGTCTAAAGTTAAAGACATTTATAATTTACCTGAAAATGCGAAGTATTATACAGATGAAAATGTTTGGAGATGGAGAGATTTATATGATCATGGATTTGTTGATACAGAAGGATATGGTACAAATTTTCCGTTTGTAAATGGTAATCATTATGTTAAAGCCGATATTAATTTTTATTTAAGAAATGAAATGTATTTTACAAACAAACAAGATGGAGTAATAGACTTTAATGATAAAAATAATAATAGAAATAAAAATTTACTAAACTGTTAATGGAAATCATAAGAACAAATCAAGATATTAATTTAATATTAAATGCTGAAACTGATTTCCAAACTAATCTTGGTTGGGAAGAAAATTTGGTTCAATATGAAGAAGAAGCGTTAATTGATATCATTAATCCAATTATTAATTATGAAACAATAAGGTATATTCATGAACCTTACTCTATGTTTGTTGATTGTAACATATTAGAAAGTGAAAATTTATCACAAACAGACATATGGTTTTATTTTTATTTTATTAGCACAGGAGGAACATATGTTACGGATTATAATCCTACTGGATTAAGTTACACGGAAAATGAACATATGTTAAAACAAGTAACTAAAAGTTTCTTTAGATTAGAATTTTTTAAAACACCAAATATAACAGATATAAATGGTAATGTAATAGGATACCAACCACCTACAAGAACAAATAGAAAATTAATTTTTGCAAAAAATTTATCATTACCCAATGGAGAAAAATATTTTTATCAACCATTAAATGGATACATACATTTACCAATTTTCAAAGGTTCAAATTACGAGAAAAAAGAAAATATGTATTTCTATTGGTTTGAAGATGAAAGTGTTTTAGAAAATAGTAATTTAAGTGGAACAACAACTGGTAATACTTTCTTCATGACTGCTAAATTTTACAACGCTGAAGATGGAAGTATAACAGATTTTACAAATACATCATATACAAGTGTTTATACAAATACAATAGGTATTAATGAGAGTAATGATATGTATTATCAAATTGATATTGATAAAATATATCACACATATAAAGTTTATTTATATAAGGGAACTAAAGGTAAAAAAGTTGGAACAATAAATAATCCTGTTGTTTTTTTTGAAAGAGGAGGTGCTATGGCACCACCATCTATACCAAATTTAAATTGCCCTCAAACACCTACACCTACACCAACACGAGCAACTATTCTAACAACTCAAACTCCAACTCCGACACCAACACCAACACCAACAACCGTATATTATTGGTTAAAAATGACTAGATGTGATGAAGATCCTTCACTTAATATTTATCACTATTCAAAGAATGCATTTTTAAACAATTCAATACAAAGAGGTGATTTGTTTAGAGGTGGTTCAAATGGTTTACCTGGATCTCCACCTGCAGGATTTTTCTATTATACAGTTATTGATTTATTATTAACTGATCCTAACGGAACTATTGAAGGTAGTAAGAGTGTAGCTCCATATGCATTAAACTGTGGACAAGATCCGACACATTATAGGGGAGCAACTTATCGTACCGCACATATGACAATTGCGAATGTTACCGGATTTACTTCCGTAAATGATTATAAAACTAATTTGTGTAACAAAAACATTTACCAAGCATATTCATATACGGGAAACACAGTCTATGGTGTTTATTTTGATGTTAGTGTTACAGGTACAACACCAACACCAGGTGTTGCATACAACGCATTATATAGTGGAAGTACAGATGGTACACCGGTTACTTCTTTACCAATAATTGCAAATGAGGGTCACTATTGGGCGGCGGCACTTGGAACAAGTAACGTATTTACACATATCGTATATATTGATCATGGTTTAATTGGGGGATGGTATGATTGTGCCACAGGTAATTTAATACATTATCCTTAACATAAAAATTAAAGTAAGTTATTTATAGTAAGTGAAAAAAACAAGATATTCAATTAGGCAGAAAAATATACTGACGGGTTCGTTAGTATCAACTAATGCCCATTCTTGGTTAGATTCATCAGGTAGTTTAGTTCCATGGTTTTCAGGTTCGGTAAATTTATGTGCACCTGATACAGGTTCAATTATATATAATACAAATGTTACAGGAAGTTTAGTTGAAGGTTATTACAAATATACTGGTGATTTTTGGGAACAAATTTCAGGAGATGTAAAACAAAAAGTTTATGGCGATTATCAAATACCAGTTTATTTAGAATCAAAAGTTGATGAACAAGGTATAATGGTTGATTTTGATGGTAAAATTGAACACAATTACATCACAGCAAACTTCATGTATACTGCCACGTGTGATACAATTACAATTTATAATACAACAACGTATCAAGTCGTTGATAAAATTAATGCAAATCCTGATATATCACCTGTCTTTACTATTAATTGGGGAGATGGTACATCGTCAGGAATAACACTTAATGGTTCAACAACTAAATATTATTCAACACCTGGTGAAAAAATAATCAACATATTATTAGATTCACCATACATAAGTAATCAAGTTTTAAAAGTTGTTAATTTATGTGGAGTACAACCAACAGTTACACCTTCTATCACACCGACTGTTACGGTTACACCTACTGTAACACCAACCACTACTATTACAACAACACCAACGTCAACGTATATACCTTTAACACCATCAAATACCGCATCATATACACCAACACCAACTGTTACCGCTACAGTTACACCTACAACAACTAAAACTTCACTTGAAGTTAAGATTACATATGAACAACTTAATAATGTAAAATCTGGTGGTATTAATGTTTATGTACCAACTGTTAAATCATATTTGGACTCTACGTGTCCATCGGCATTACTTTCAGATTTAGTTACAAATGATAGTAATGAACCACCAGCACCATGGTATTTTACATCAGACTATGTTAATAGTGATGTGTGTGTTGGACAAACAACAATAAGTGCACAAAGAATAATGTATCATAATGATAATTTATATTCTGTTTATGTACATACAACTAGAGTTGAATTATGGAAAAATGGTTCACTTATTGATACAAAATATAACAACACCACAAGATTAATACCTTATGGTGGAAATGTAGTTGATTATTTAAATGAGTCATTTACATTTAATTTACCAACACCTGCAGCATCTGGTAATTCTTATGAAATTATATGGTATGATGATATTGATGATGTTTTTGTTATATCTCAAACACCAACTACCACACCAACACAAACATTACCACCAACACAAACACCAACTTCTACCACAACTGTAACACCAACAAATACAGTTACTGCTACAGTAACACCTACCCAAACTCTTACACAAACACCAACTGTTACATCAACAACAACAGTTACACCTACTAATACGCAAACTCAAACACTGACACAAACAGTTACAGCAACTACAACTATCACTCCAACTGTTACACAAACGCCAACTACAACTCAAACTGCTACGGTAACAAATACATCAACACCAACTTTAACACCTACCAATACAATTACTCCAAGTGTTACATCAACTAATACAGGTACTCCAAATCCGACTGAAACACCCACAGTTACACCAACAACGACTGTTACACCAACAAATACAAATACACCAACAAATACAAATACACAAACAGTTACTCCGAGTGTTACATCAACAACAACAGTAACCCCTAGTGTTACATCAACCACTACACAGACACCAACTCCAACAATTCAATGTTTCTTTGGTATTGATGTAAGTGTTTTGGCACCAACAACTACCCCAACACCTACTGTTACCGGTACTATGCCACCAACACCATCTCCTACCGCTACTCAAACACCTACACCTACAATTCAATGCTTCTTCGGAATCAATGTAAGTGTATTGGCACCTACTTCAACTCCAACGCCAACTGTCACTAGTACTATGCCACCAACACCTACGGTAACACCTACTACTACGATTACACCAACAGTAACTTCAACTCAAACGCCAACACCAACAGTTCAATGTTATTTTGGTATTGACGTATCAGTACTTGCACCATCACCAACACCTACAACAACCACAACATCCACTCCACCGGTTACTCCAAGTGTAACACCTACTACAACTATTACACCAACTACAACTGCAACACAGACACCAACACCAACAATTCAATGTTTCTTTGGTATAAATGTATCGGTTCTTGCTCCGTCACCAACTCCGACTCAAACAGTAACATCCACACCACCGGTTACCCCAACTGTGACGCCTACGAATACAATAACACCAACAACTACCACGACTCAAACGCCAACACCAACAATTCAATGTTTCTTTGGTATTGACGTATCAGTACTTGCCCCATCACCTACTCCAACACAAACTATTACACCTTCAAATACGGAGACACCAACTCAAACGCCGACTGTTACACAAACTCCAACAGTTACTCCAACCACTACTATTACACCAACTACTACCGTTACGCCAACTACCACACAAACGCCAACTCCGACTATTCAGTGTTACTTTGGTATAGATGTAAGTGTACTAGCTCCAAGCCCTACACCAACGCAAACGATAACACCATCAAATACGGAAACACCTACACAAACTCCAACTACAACTTTAACACCAACAGTAACCCCAACAGTTACACCAACTACTACAGTTACTCCTACTACTACTATTACACCAACCACTACCGTTACTCCAACAACGACGCAAACACCTACACCTACAATCCAATGTTTCTTCGGAATCAATGTATCTGTTCTTGCACCTTCACCAACACCTACCCAAACTGTTACACCATCAAACACAGAAACTCCAACTCAAACACCAACTGTTACTCAAACACAAACAGTTACGCCAACTACAACTCAAACACAAACAGTTACACCGACAACAACAATTACACCAACTACAACTGTTACACCAACGACTACCCAAACACCTACACCAACCATACAGTGTTTCTTTGGTATAGATGTAAGCGTATTGGCACCTTCACCTACACCAACAAATACGGTTACACCAACAAATACTATTACACCTACTGTAACCCCAACATATACAATTACACCAACAACGACTGTTACACCAACTACCACGCAAACACCAACACCTACTATCCAATGTTTCTTCGGAATCAATGTGAGTGTGTTGGCACCAAGCCCTACTCCAACTACAACTATTACACCGACAACCACAGTTACCCCAACTGTAACTCCAACGAACACTATTACTCCAACTACAACAGTTACCCCAACAACAACAGTAACTTCCACCCAAACTGTAACACCAACAACTACGGTTACACCTACTACAACACATACACAGACTGTTACTCCAACTACAACTATCACACCGACAACCACGGTTACTTCAACTGCAACACAAACGCCAACACCAACAATTCAGTGTTTCTTTGGAATAAATGTTTCTGTTCTCGCACCATCACCTACGCCAACAAATACGGTTACGCCAACAAATACTATTACACCATCAGTAACAGCATCACAAACAATTACACCAACAAGTACTGTTACGCCAACTACAACTGTGACACCAACACAAACAGTTACACCTACAACAACGGTTACACCAACTACGACTCATACGCCAACTGTCACCCCAACAAATACTATTACACCAACTACAACTGTTACACCTACTACGACACAAACGCCGACTCCGACTATACAGTGCTTCTTTGGTATTAATGTTTCAGTACTTGCTCCAAGTCCGACACCAACTCAAACTATAACCCCAACAAATACTATTACACCATCAGTAACAGCAACACAAACTATTACACCAACAACTACTATTACTCCAACACAAACAATTACTGCAACAAATACGTCAACACCAAGCGTTACTCCGACAAATACAATCACACCTACTACCACAATTACACCAACTGTTACACCAACAAATACTATAACACCTACGACTACCGTTACACCAACAACGACGCAAACACCAACTCCAACAATTCAATGTTTCTTTGGTATAAACGTTTCGGTACTTGCCCCATCACCAACTCCAACACAAACTATTACTCCAACAAATACAATTACTCCATCAGTAACAGCGACACAGACTATTACACCAACAACTACTCAAACGCCTACAAATACAATAACGCCAACAAATACTATTACACCTACAACAACTATTACACAAACTGTTACACCAACGACAACAGTTACACCAACAAATACACAAACAAGAACAAGTACACCTACTGTAACACCAACTCAAACAGTTACACCTACAACAACGGTTACACCGACAACAACGCAAACACCTACTCCTACGATCCAATGTTTCTTCGGAATCAACGTATCTGTATTGGCACCAAGCCCAACACCAACACAAACAGTTACAGCAACAAACACTATAACTCCATCAGTTACACCAACAAATACTATTACACCTACAAATACACAAACACCAACAAATACTGTTACACCAACAAATACTATTACACCTACCACAACTATTACACAAACAATTACCGCTACAAACACTATCACACCAACAACTACCCAAACGCCAACATCAACACAAACGCAAACACCGACAAAGACTGTTACACCAACAGTTACACCTACGAATACAATTACACCAACTACTACAGTAACTCCTACCACAACACAAACACCAACCCCAACAATCCAGTGTTTCTTTGGAATCAATGTAAGCGTGTTAGCTCCAAGTCCAACGCCAACACAAACAGTTACACCAACAAATACAATTACTCCATCGGTGACTGCAACTCAAACTCAAACTCCGACTCAAACAGTAACACCAACAAATACTGTTACGCCAACAAATACTATTACACCAACCACAACTATCACACAAACTGTTACATCAACACCATCAGTAACACCAACAAATACTATTACACCAACTCAAACACAAACAGTAACACCAACAAATACTATTACACCAACTCAAACTCAAACTCAAACGGGTACGCAAACTCAAACGCCAACACAAACTCAAACACCAAGTGTTACACCAACTATGACACAAACGCCGACACCAACACAACCTCCATATACTTGGGGTGCAGATGCGTACAGTGCTTGTTATAATGGTATACAATTAGGTAAAGTAACTTTAACGGGTGGCATTAGTTTATGTGATGCGACGTCAATATCTTCAACAAATATTGTAACAGTACCAATTGGTAATTTTTATATTGCTCTAAACGGAAGTTATAGAAGTGCAACAAAATCGGTATCAGGAACTACCGCAACATTAAATGGTTTATGTACTCCTTGTGTTACACAAACACCTACCCCAACTCAAACAACGACTCAAACACCAACACCAAATATTACACCGTCACAAACGGCAACACAGACACAAACACCTTCGTTACCTGCATTATCATTGTCAGTAGCAAGTTCAACAATACAAACATGTTATGGTGATACAACTGCAGCATTTACATTAAGTGCAAGTGGTGGTAATGGTGCGGCATATGAATATTCTAAAGATAATGTAAACTGGCAGTCAAGTGCAACGTTCAGTTCATTAGCAGGTGGAACATATACAGGTTATGTAAGAAATAGTGGTAGAAATGGAACTGTTGTGTCAGTTTCAGTTGGAAACCTTGCAAGAACACAGGTTACAAGTTCAATTTCAGGAACGGCACCTACATGTTATAACGGTACTAATGGTAGTGTTACAGCAACTGCGGGTGGCGGAACTGGTGGTTATACATATTCATTAAATGGTGGAACATACCAATCAAGTAATTCATTTACAGGTTTAGGTAATGGTACTTATAGTGTTACAGTTAAAGATAGTAATGGTTGTACTGCAACATCTTCTTCAACTACATTTGCGGTAACAGCACCAAATGCAACAATATCAGTTACAAATATAACTTGTGCTACAAGTAATAATGGTAGTATCGCAGTAAGTGGTGGTTCAGGTGGTTCAGGTTCAGGATATAGTGCATCTACAGATAATTCAACTTACTATGCTTTACCTAAGACATTTAGTAGTTTATCTATGGGTAATTACACAATCTATATTAAAGATAGTTCAGGTTGTGTTCAATCATACTCACAAACAATTACATCACCTGACGCATTATATGGTTACATAGATCAAGTTGTTAACGAAACAGGTGCGGGTGGAAATGGTTCATTAAGAATTACATGTTCTGGTGGTTCAGGTACAAGAACTATGAAGTTGTATAAGGATAATGCAACACCATATAATGATTACCCAACTGATAATCAAGTATTCACAACAGGTGTAACTAGTAACCTTGCTAGTAATAACTATGTAACAGTAACAGGATTAAGTTGTGGTTACTATTGGTTATATGTAATTGATAGTAATGGTTGTACAGCACAAACAATAGAATATCAAATAGTATGTCCTTTAACCAGCTTCACAATTCAAGGTGGTTCTACAAGTACAATTGCATGTAGTAATAACCCAACTGCATACAGTGTAGTTTATGCATATCTTGGAGTGAATACATTAATAAACGGTAAAAACTATTATCAATCTGATGGTGTGACACCGTTCACAGGTCCTGCCGCTGCAAGGTGGTCAGATAAAACAAACTATGGTACATTTGATTCAAATGGATTATTTACACTAATAGCACATTGTTAAGAATGATTAACACTATAAAAAATAAACAATAAACGATATATTTATATAAAAACAACAAAACATGGCTAGAGATTTATACTTGAATTTTAGTAATAATACATTAATGACAAACTTAAACACAAGTGCATTTAAGGTAAACTTACTATCATACAATTCTTCAGGAAAAAATTTAATATATACAGGTAATACTTCATATTCAGTTTGGGATAGTACTGGATATGATGTAATTTATGGTGGTGCGGGAAATGATAATTACATAACATGGACATATGGATTATATGATAATTTGTATTCTCAAAATTATACTAACAATTTAAGTTATTCTAATTTTAATGGACAAAATTATCCAGTGTCAGCGGTAAATGGTGTTGGTGCTATTCAAATTACAACATCAGGAATGTGTACAACTGAAGTATACGGTGAAGTAACATCAGTTATACCTTCACAAGTTGCAGTTATAAATGGAGATGGTTCATTTACATCTGTGGCATCAGGTTATACCGGTTCAGGTTTAAATTACACTGCATATACTCACCAAGATATTAGTCAAGTTAGTTCAATTGATTCTCAAGGTTATTTTATGCCACCAGCAATTGTATTAAGAGCATTTAACACTAATTTTCTTAATTCTGCTTCAGGAGATACAGTAACCGCAACATTAAGTTTAACAGGTGTTACTTATGTAACGGGAGGTACAGGTACAACAACAACATATACCGATCAAATGCAGATCACATTTGATAGAAGTAATTCGGGTAATTTCTCAGGAGTAGATGGTACACCATCAAATCCATCTAATCAACATTATACAAAAATATTTGATTATTTACCAAATAATTCAATAGGTATTCATCGAGGATTATGGACACTGAAATTATCGGTTTCAACAAGTAATGTTTCAAATACCGCAAATAAATACGTAAGGGCATATTTCATAAATAATAGTTAAGAATATAAAATCTTAATCTTTATTTACACTTATAGATTCTTTATATTAGATAAACTCTTGTAAAGATATTTATAAGTGTAATTTTTTTTATGTCAACCCATTACTTTGGAACAATTTCAGGATTTACTATACCCTATACCAACACAACTGGTAATCAAAGTTATTTGAATGATTATGAATATAATCCACCAACGGGTTACACATCTTTAAATTATAGAGGATTAGGAAGTAGTAGATTGTCGGAATTAAAAAAGTACGGTTCCACTGGATATACACAAACCTTAACACATCCTGTTATTGAGGGTTTAAATACAACAGGTTATACATTCACATATACACACAATACTACAGGTTCTACTGTTTTACAATATTATGATTTATCCGATGGAACAACAATTATAAGTGGTTCTACAACAGGTTTTACTAAGGAAGAAGTAATAAATTATATGTTAACAAGAAATGAACATTTTTTAGGATTTGTAGAACAACCACAAATATATTCAGATGTTTTTGTAAACAGAGGAAAATTAGGGGTTATGGAAAGAAACTTTAAATTGGGTGAGATTGAAAATACGGGAGAATTGGATATATATGGAAATGGATATTTTAAAGTTAAAAAACAATAAGATTTATATTTATTAATAAAAGAAAATGGCAGTAGGAGCATATGGCATAACAAGACCCGCAGACGTATCACCAGCAGATGCTGAGATACTTTATCACTATACACCAAATAGAACTACTGCGGCTACAGTAACATTAACTAAATTAGATTCAACTGCGGTATTAACACCGATATATCATAATGCGGATACATTAACAGCAGTAAAATCACCAAATAAATCAAACCCAAGTAATGAGATGTTGGGTGGTTTATATAATTTAAAATTATCTGCAAGTCAATTTTCTGAATTAGGAATATACACTTTACATATTAGACCTAAACAAATTGTAACATCAATTACAGATTGTGGAATCTTAGCTTCTTTATCTTCAGTTAGAGGATTAGTTATTGATTTAAATAACGTACCAGCAGAAGATCAAGCAAAATTTACACCACAAGGATTAGTAGGATATAGAATTGAATATTTAAACACAGCTAATAATCAAAAAGTACCAAACTTTTATAGATTGGTAACATCATCTTTTTATTGTACACCAATTTTATCAAATTTATCTAATACAACAGATAAATCAATTAGATATCAATATTCGGATGCTGCAACAAGTTTTATGTTCTTAACTGTAACACCATCATCCGCACCATCAAGTCGTGCTAATGTGGTTCCATTTATTGGCGAACCTGGACAAAGTATTATATTAACAAACACTTATTTTAATCCAACAACAGTTGAAATTGAAATGGTTGAACATGATTCTTCTACATTGGCACACGCACTTTACGGTAATCAAACTAAGGCGGTTTCTCCAGGTATATACACAATTTACGATAGTAACAATAACATCTATAAACAATACAATCTTTACGAAATTAAAGATCAATATAATGATACATTATATGAAGTTCGTGAAGAAAGAAAAACTATTGATGAAACTTTAAATCTTACTAACATAACAGGATAATGACAGTAGTTAAATACAAGATACCAAGTCAGGCTGCGAGTGGTGCACAAACCTTCGCCGACAATGTGGTTGGTAATCAAATTACTGACGGTACTAGTCAATTGACTAATGCAAACTTTGCCTTTGATAAAGTTATTCCTGATAAAGATAATAAGAATTTTAGTACCGCTCCTTTTTCTGATTTTTTAAATTTAGATAGTTTAAAAGAAGAAACAACAGCACCATCTACACAAGATGGTAGTATACAAAAAAAAGAAAAAATTAGATTTAAAGGTGGTACCGATGATGCTGGTAGATCTTTATTTGGTTCGTTGAACTTAAGATTAGAAGTTGCAATTACTAATATTATCACAAAATTTCCTGCGGGATTTTATATTGATACTAAAAGTCCATCAAACCTTACTTCATATTCTTTAACGAATATTACATATAATAAAAATACAGATACAACTGATGTAACTTTTAATAAGTCAATAATATACAATCCATTTGACATTACAATTGTTCCACTTGTTAGTAATACACCACCACAAACAAATAATGATTTAAGAAATTTTTATACAAATTATAAAAAATATGTTATTGATTACAACAAAGTAACATATGATATATTGACATTTACTAAACCTGATGTTAATAATTTTATAAAATTAAAAATTAAAGGAAAACCATTTTCAGGTACAACATCTTCGGATAATATTTTAATTAGACCTAACGATGGTATGGTTGAAGAATTTTTTGGTAGTACAGATGATTTGGAAAGTTTATTATTAAACAGAGAAACTAATCCAAAATATCAAGCAAGTTTTAAAGTACCAAGAGAAAGTTTAGATACGTCAAAAACTGAAGTTATATCTGTTAATGTAAATTGGCCGATATCAAGAGATGGATGGAATTTACAAATCGTTGGATTAGATTACAGTAATTACATAAATAAATTAAGTTCATTAGCAACTGAAATTGATGATTATAAATCTAACTTAGTTGTTAGATTTATGACTGCACCACAATTATATGAATTTGATACGATAGATCAAAAAGCACAATCAGTTTTCCAATTATATGGACAGGCTTTTGATAGTGTAAAAAAATATATTGACAACATTGCGTTTATGAGAAACGTAAGTTATGATGGAATTAATAATATTCCTGATTTGTTGTTAAAAAATCTTTCACAAACATTAGGTTTATCAACTGTTAATTTATTTGATGAAAAAAGTATTCAAGATATTTTATACACAAGACAACCAAATTCATATACTGGTTTAGATCATGGAATGAATTTGATTGAAGCTGAATATGAATTTTACAGAAGATTATTGGTAAATCTTGCACATTTATTTAAATCAAAAGGAACAAGAAAATCAATTGAATTCTTTTTAAGATTTTTAGGTGCTCCTGAGCCATTAATTAAAATTGATGAATATGTTTATGATGTAGTGTCATTACCTGAAGGTAATTTTGAATTAGATATTTTTAATGTAATACAAGGTACAAAAAAAGATGTTGTAATCACAGGTTATACATTTAGTTCATCAGGAATTACATATACAAGTGGTACAACTACAAGTACAACAAATTTATCAAGAGCAGAATATCCGATAGATAGTAACGGTTTACCAAGAAAAGTAACCAATACAAAAGATGACATTTATTTTCAAAAAGGTGCTGGTTGGTATGAAATGACAACCGATCATAGATCTTCTGATATAATTGACACTGAAAATTCAGTACTTACAGGTAAAACAAAAACAATCAAAACTAAACCAAAAACATTTACATACGGAGAAGAATATTTTGATAGTTTTAGAAAATTATCTGGATTAGATTATGGATTTGATTTATCATCTAGAATAGATAATGAAAAAGTTAGTGTTACAACTAATGAAGGTTTAGAAAAATTAACATTAAATAGAAAAAATATTAGTATATATCTTTCAGCTTCAAGAGCAATAGATTATGATATATACAGACAATCAAGAAATTTAAGTTTATCTTTCGGAACATTAATTCCACAAACAGGATACACTTTTGCGGAATATTTGGATGTAGCATTAAGTGAATCAATTAAACAATCTAATTTAGTAAAATATAAAAACACATATATTGATTTAGAAAAAGTTTATCAAGATTATGTTTCTAACGTTGCAACACCATATGATTTTTTAAAAGTAAATGAATTCATAGAAAAAATGAGTCCTTATTGGGTTAAAGTAATTGAGCAATTCATTCCTGCAACAACTTTATGGACAGGTGGTAATTTGATTGAAAATGGTTTATTTCATAGATCAAAATATAGATATAGAAAACAATGTCAAGTTTTTGATATTTTAGAACCGGCTTTCCCAACACCACATGAAGGAAATCATCATTTTCAAGAAGAAATTTTTCAATTCCAAGATTATTTTAATAGTGACAATGATTTAAATTATGATGGTTATTTACAATTTTTTCCTGTATTTGTAATTGATGGTGTAACATATTCGGGATCGACTGATCCTATTTTTATACCTATACCAGTTAATACTGAATACGGATATAATGCTCCTTATTTTGCTAATTCAACAAATGTAACAAATTTAATATCATTCTATAATAATCCGGTTCCAACACCAACGTTATCACAAAATAAATTATTCGATCCTGAAAACTACGAAGCATTTCAAGGTTATACAGGTATTACTTATGCATTGTTAAGTGGTAAAACAACAAACCCAAATATAAGTGCAAAATTATATGATGGTAATGGAACAAATAATAATTTTAATCCTGATTATACAGAATTAAGAAAATTATGGAAAAGAGCAATTATTGATACAGTAAATTATATAAATCATTATTTTCCTTATACAGGTAATACAAATTATGTTGGTTATTCAACATCAGGTAGTACAACTACAACCACAATAAGTTTACCAAGACTTTCTTGTGAATTTTTACCATTTACAGGTAATACTGATAACAATGAATATGTTAGATTTAAATCTTACAAATATAGTTTACATAGTTGTAGTGTTATGGAGTCTTTTGAATTTAAAGTTGGATATGGCGCAATTGCTCTTGACGCAACTCCAACACCTACACCTACAACTACTGTGACACCAACTCAAACTCAAACTCAAACACCAACTCAAACTCAAACACAAACCCAAACACCAAGTCAAACACCTACACTTACACCAACAACCACGGTTACACCTACCACTACACCAACACCAACATATGCATGTTCATTAGATGGTAATGCGGTTTATAGTGCAGTACCATTTGTTACACAAACCCCAACCCCAACAGTAACAGGAACACCAGCGAGTACTCCTGATAGTACAAATGGTAGTACACCTACACCTACAACTACAGTTACATCAACACAAACCCAAACACCAACACCTTTACCCAAATATTATTTGCAATTACAAATGTGTGGTACCGCAACACCTCCTGGTACAAATACAGGATGGACAATGAATAGATATTTACAATCAGAATGTAAAGTCGGTGATATATTTGATTCAGGCTCAGGCGAATTAACTGGTTTTTATCAAGTTATAAACTATAGTATAACAGATCAAGGAGGAACAATACCAGGTAATAAAAACACAAGAGGATACAATAGTTGTGCGGATACTCCGGCAGGACAGTATACACCACCAACTTATAGAACAAAATCAATCAGTTTTTGGATACCATCAGGTAGTAGTATGACGTCATCTCAAGTTATTGCACAAGCGTGTGGGAAAGATCCTTCAGAACTTAGTACTTCAGGATATACATCTAATGGTGGTTGGATTGATGACTCGTCTTTTGATTTTAACACATCATATCAATTATATACTACACATACTTTAGGTGATAACACTAAAGTAACAGGACCTGGAAAATATTGCGCTATTATAATAAATGGTTCAGGTTCTACAGTATTATATGTTGCATATATTGATTCAACAGGTTACTTGTCTGAATGGGCAGATTGTAATGCGGTACCTCCACCTTTACCGACACAAACTCAAACAGTTACACCAACACCTTCGGTTACACTCAACTTTACAACGATTTATATGGCAACAGGACATACAATACCTATTGCATGTACGAATGGTGATAATGGAGACACTCATCCATTCTATTATCAAGGAAGTTTAACAAATGGAACAATATTATGGGCGGATAATGGATTACAAAATGAAGCTCCAGGTTCAAATAGTTATGGAATTTACTATTATTATGTGGATGGAAATACAATCTATTATATAAATGGTAGCGATGGACGTCTATATCATCAATCTTCTTATGTATGTCCAACACCAACACCAGCAACAGCATCAATAACTGTTGCGATAGATTTAACTATAGATGACTCAGGAGATACAGTATGTTGTAATCCAGAATACACAGGACAACAAGTAACTGTTTATGGTTCATCTTTAAAAGACGCAACAAGTTTATTTGACATACCAACAACTGTGATGTCAAATTTGAGTGATAATGAAGTATTTTATGTTAGACAAGGTACTAAACAAACAGGAATAATATGGAGAAAATTCCAATTAGATGGAACGCCAGGTACAGGACAGACAGCATCACCATTAATTGATTATCAAAATTGTGGTACTTGCTAATTAAAAATTAAAAAATAAAAAAATAAAAAAATATGTCTTTATCAGGAACAATAACATTAACATCGGTAGCATCAAATATGACAACTTTTGATTTGTATTCTTGTAGTACGTCAAGTAATAGTTCATGTAGTGGTACTGCCTTTGAAACAAATGTTACTAAAGATAGTTTAGTTTCAGGATATCAAACTAATATCATACCTGATGGTACTCAATATATTAAAATAAACGCAAATACAGGAGCTTGCAACGGAACTTATAAAATAGTACAATTCCAAGGTGTACCAGCACTAACACAAACACCAACTGTAACACCAACTATGACACCAACACCGAGTGGTGCTGCGGGAGTAAGTTCAATATTATTATCAAGTGGTACCACAGTTGGAAATGCATGTACTGGTGCCACACAAACATACTATTATCAAACTCCTAATCCACCTACAATACCTAGTTTTGGATATGATGGAAAACAAATTTATACGGATTCAACTTTATTAACACCAGCACCTGGTTCTAATTCACATATAATTTATTATTATTCATCTGATTATAATACTGTTTATTATGTTAGTGATAGTGAAGGAAGAAAATACGACGCTCACACAATATGTCCAACACCAACACCATTGACTGGTACTGTTGTGAATGCAATTGTTAGTACAGTAAGTGGAGATGATGCATGTAATGGTGGAGATGTTGATTTATCACAATTTTATACATTAATAATTTACGGTAGTAACATACAAAATGCTTCTGCAATTATTAACTTACCATCTGAATTACTTTCATATTTTAGTGATAACCAACAATTTTGGGTTAAAGCTAGAGTCGGAGGTGGTGGTGGATTCTATTGGAAAAAATTTATCTTAGACGGAACACCAAGCCCAAGTGTAGTTGCAAATTCATCAGGAGTAGCCACAGCATGTCCATTATAAAAATAAAAAAACAATATTTATAACATATGAGTTTCTTAGATAAAAATAATTCAGAATACATTTCAGCTAGATTAACCCAAAGGGGAAGAAGGGCGATTGCCAATGGGAATTTCAATATTTCTTATTTTGCAATAGGCGATTCTGAATACGATTATAGTGGTAACTCATATCAAAATGTTTTAGCACCAATGGATGTTGATAGTAATATCAAATATCCAATTAAATACGATAGTAGTACAAGTACTACATCTTATGGAATTGCTGTGACAGGATCAACATTTGAAGTTATTCAAAACCAAATGGGTGCTGCTGGTGTTATTTCAGGTAATACAATTACGTCTGTAATAGGTACGGGTTCATTTTCAGCATTAACGGGAACAAATGTCATTACGGTTACAAAACCAAGTGGAACATCATTTGATTTTTCAGAATATATTACATTAGTTTTAACAGGTATTACTGGTAATACTATAAATTCATATGGTAATAATCTTACGTATAAAATTGTAAGTAATAGTGGTAATACAACTACTGAAATTATGACATTAGATAGAGAAACGCCGGTATTAAGTGGATTAACTGGTAATTTTTTAGTAGTGTCAAACAATTGGAGAAATGAATTTCCAAACGATCCTAATCCAGATTGTTATCCATTGATGCCATTACATACTGCACAACATGATCCTTGGAAAGTTAGTATCGTATGGGGTAAAAATCCAATAGGTTATTCTTATACAGGTTACACATCATTTAATGGAGGTAATAAATTAGGAACTAAAGAACTTTTAGGTTACAATTCAAATAGTGGACAAATATTTACTGATGTAACAGGAGGCACTATTACAGGTAGTTATTTTTTAAATTCATTTAATGAAAAAATAGAAGTATTACCAAACGAACAAAATGCAATTGCAATTTTACATTACACTGAAAATGGTGATATTATAAATGATCCTGATAGATTTTTTAAATATGACGATTATTTAACAACGGGTGATACATATTTTGAAATTTATAATCCATTTATGTATTATCATAGAAATACAGGTACTACAATTGGTGCTAAATTTCATATGGGAACAGGGGTAACCGCTATTAAACATATTGTCTCAACTAAAAATCCAACGAAATCATCTATATTTTACAATGATTTATTAGACGAACAAAATAATACAGTAGGTAAAGTATTCCCACAAAATAAAATTGTGGTTTTTGATGATCCAGAAATTGTTGCAATATTAGATAATAAATCAAATAGAAAATATACATTACCATCACCAAAATTAGAAAGTACACATACAAATGATGGAACTTATCTTCATGATGGTTCTTCAGGTAAAACAATTTATATTACTTATGCTTTGTATTATAGTGGTGATAATAAATTAAATGCATTACCTTGTAACTATATTAATAAAGTAAAAAGTAATACAGCAACAAATGTTGCAATTAAATTTACAGGTAGTACGGCTTTTAATTTTTTAAAAACATCTGCTGGTGAAAATTTAAAAAGTGGAACGGTTGCAGATAAACTATATATTTTAGTACAGGTTACTGATAATAATACACAACCATCTCCAACAGCATGGAGAATGATTGAAAAAACTCCTGTTAATAGTGGTTTTATTACACCAGCAAGTATGAATGGATTTGTCGCTACAATAACAAGAGCAGAATATGACACTGCAGCAAGTTCAATATTTACATTATCAGGACACACAAGTTTTTCATATACTGGTTATACAGGACAATTTGGTGAAAGACAACCGTTTGCAGGTTCAGTAAAAGTTACAAGAGAAAGTACAATTGAAGAAATGAAATTCTTAGTTAATTTACCGAGCGGTAAGTTTAATGTATCACAAAATCCTACGTTTGCTAGTGGAAATCCTGTTGTTACTGAAGTTGCATTACTTGATTCAAACAAAGAAGTTTTAGTTATGGGTAAAACTGCAACACCTATTACAAGAACAGGAGATCAAGTATTTGCAGTTAAACTTGATTTCTAATCATTTACATTTCAATTTGTTTATATTATATTATACTTTATGAGTATAGATGTAAAATTTAAGAACAAACCAAAGATTTTAGGATTAGATATATCCACTAAAACTATTGGTTTTGCTTTATTTGATTTAACAGGTTCAAAATTACTGGAGTTAACACATTTTTCTCCTAAGATTAAACCACAACCTGAAGATAAGTTAGAAGAACTTATGAAGAAAGCCGACGCTTTCAAAAAACATTTGGAAGGATATAAAGATATGGGTATTGTTCGTGTTATCATTGAAGAACCTTTATTAAATTCAAACAATGTTTATACTGTTGGAACTTTATTGAGATATAATACAATGATTTGTAAAAACATATACGATGTATTTGGAATAGTACCAACATTTATTTCAACATATAATGCAAGAAAATTTGCCTTTCCTGATTTAGTAGGTCCGAATGATAAAGGACGTAATGTTTTATTTGGTGGATATCCAAAAGATATTGATAAGAAACAAGTGATTTGGGATCATGTGAATGATGTTTGTTCTGATATACAATGGTTATATGGTAAGACAGGAAATTTAAAAAAAGAAAATTTTGATATGGCGGATGCGGTTACATGTGTAATAGGATATATTAACATGAATAAATCCGGCAACTAATATTTTACTTTAGAAATATAATAGGTTATATTTATTAATAGGACGGGACGGGGGTTAAAATCCTCGTTTAGTTGGTAGGGAGTCAGGGTGGTGTCTGGCTCCCATTTTTTTTTATCACAATTATTTATTATATTATAATCATGAGCACCCAAGAAGTTGATTATTCTGCAGTATTTGAAATATTAGAAGATATTTTTGGTGAATATAAAAATCATAATGATTATCGTCATCAAGTATCATTCGACTGCCCTGTTTGCTCACATGAAATTAAAGGATTGGATAAAGGTGATGGTAAAGGTAATTTAGAAATCAATTACAAATACGGTGTTTATAAATGTTGGGTGTGTGCCGAATCACACGATACACATGGTTCAATTTATAAATTGATTAAAAAATTTGGTAACCCAAAACAACTTAAAAAATATCTTTTATTAAAACCCGAAGAAGACGAAGATGGTAATAAAAGAGTTTACAAACCTGTCAAATTACCAAAAGAATTCATTGCATTTAAAGATGCAAGTATGGGGCTTAAAATGACACCACAATATAAACAGGCATACAATTACATTAAAAAAAGAAACATCACAGATTTGATGTTACAAATTTATAGTATTGGATTTTGTTACACTGGTTTATATGAAAATAGAATTATCATACCATCGTATGATGAAAATAATAGATTAAATTATTTTGTTGCCCGTTCATATTTGGTGAAAACTAAAAGAAAATATATGAATCCCGAAGCACAAAAGGAGACAATTATTTTTAATGAAAAATTAATTAATTGGGATGAACCAATTTACATAGTTGAAGGTGCATTTGATAGTATATTCATTCCTAACGCTATTCCAATGTTAGGAAAATTTATGAGTGAATATTTGTTTGATAAACTTTACAACAATGCAAAAAAAATTATTATAGTGTTAGATTCGGATGCGTGGACGGATCAAGAAAGATTATTTCATAGGTTGAATTGTGGTAAGTTAATGGGAAAAGTTTGGAGTATTAAACTGGAGGGAAACAAAGATATTGCTGATTTACAAGGGAACTTAAGTGAATATAAAATGAAACAATTAGATTAAAATGAATTTAAAAGATATCTCGTTAGAGATAAATGACTTATTAGAAAAAAGAAGAAAAGAATTAGAATTAACATTCATAGAAGAAGAACATATCTATTATATGAAAGATGTTGATGGTGAAATAAAAAAGAATTTTCCATCTGTATCTAAAATCGTTAAGAAATTTCATAAACCATTTGATGCCGAAGGTATGGCACTTAAGATGTCTAATGGTGATCCTGAAGGACAAGCACAATTACTTGCTGAATGGAAGAAAGCTGGTGACTTATCTACAAACATGGGTAGTCGTGTTCACTTTGAATTAGAAAGTGAATTGATAGGAAGATTTGATAACTATAAAGAAGTTAGACAACCCATATTCACTATCAATGAAGAACAACAACGTAAGAGTGACAACATGATTAAAGCGGGAAAAGAATTTCTTGATTTAATGTTGGAACGAGGAGGTGTTTTGTTAGATACTGAAATTGTATTAGGTGATCCTACAGAACAATACACAGGACAACCTGATAAAGTGTGGTTAATGATGAATAAAGAAAAAGATAATTTTGGATTTGTTATAACAGATTGGAAAACAAATCAACCAAAAAACTTTGAAGTACATCATTACACTGGTAAGTTATATCCACCATTTAACAATTACCATGACAATGCGTTAGGACATTATTATTTACAGTTGCCATTATATGGAAGATTGTTGCGTAAAATGTTAGAAGGAACAAAATACAGTGATACAAAATTATTGGGTAATGTTATTGTTTTATTGAAAGAAGACGGAACATTTATGGAATACAAAGTTCCACATCAAATTAATAATGCAATCCTTAACATGGATTTATCAAAATATATTTCAAGATGGTCAAAAAAATAGTACACATTGCAGATTTACATATCCGTACAATTCAAATGCACGATTTGTATAAAACACAATTTGAAAAGTTATTAATAGATTTAACTGTTGAATTGGGAGATACTAATTATGATGAAACTAGAATAGTAATTGCGGGTGATATTGCACATCAAAAAATTAATATTTCTAACGAACAATTAATGTTAACAAGTTGGTTCATTAAATCATTAACTGAACTTGGACAGGTTGTTATTATACCCGGCAATCATGATTTCTTAGAGAACAATACACAACGATTAGATAGTATTAGTCCAGTTGTAGATTTATTAGACAATAGTAATATTCAATATTATAAAGATAGTGGTGAATATATGGATGACAATATCCAATGGATTGTTTATTCCTTATATCAACATAATGCTCGTCCTGAATTTACTAAAGATGAAACCAAATTAACAGTTGGATTATTTCACGGACCCATAATGGGGTTATCAACAGACTTGGGTTATGAGTTTGAAGATGCTTATGATCAACTTAATTTCGTAGATTTAGATTTATTACTATGTGGCGATATACATAAGAGACAACAATTCACATTACCTAATGGAGGACATGCAATAATGGTAGGTAGTATGATTCAACAGAATTTTGGTGAGACGGTTAAACATCATGGTTATGGAATATATGATGTTGAAACTGATAATTATGAATTTCATGATTTACCAAATGAACAACCATTCCTTCATTTCTCAATAAACGACATTAAAGACATTGAAAATGAACAAGAAGTACACGTTAACCTTGGATAATGAATTCACACAATTTTGTGAAATGAATAATATCACAAATATTGAAAAAAAGGCACAAGAAACTTTCAATAGAGGTTTTACAATTTTAAAATATGGTGAAACTCCAACAGGTAATAAAATTATTGAATATGTTGAAGTCCCTAAAGAAATCATTAAAGAAGTTATGGTGGAAAAGGTTGTGGAACGTATTGTAGAAGTACCTGTAGAAGTGATTAGGGAAATTATTAAGGAGGTTAAAGTGGAAGTGCCGGTGGAAGTTATTAAAGAAGTAATAGTTGAAAAAAAGGGTAAAAATAAAACTATTACAAAGGAAGTTATTAAAGAAGTACCTGTAGAAAGAATAGTTGAGGTTGTTAAAGAAGTTGTGAATAATGATGAAATTGAAAGACTAACAAAAGAAAACGAAAGACTATCTAATGATTTGAATAAAATTACAACATCATTAGATAAATTAGGTAAGGGAAGACTTATGAAAAATAGTGATATGGGTTCACTATACGACGAATAATTTCCGGCAACATATTTCTTTTTGTCATATCCCTTAGTTATATTTTAATTATTGAATTTAACTAAGGAACATATTAATTTAATCACCGAATATTCAAAAGGTACTCTTAATAGAGAATCATTTCCATTAAATGAAAGTGATAACTATTGGGATTTATTAGTTTCATATCTAACAGATAAAAATTCATCAACATTAAGAGAATACATAACTTGTAATGTGTTAGGTTTGAATATTAGTTCCAAAAAAAGAGGATACGATTCTGAAGGTTCTTCAGATGAAGTAAAACCTAAAAACGTAGATTCATCAAATAATAAAACCCTTAATTGTACTGGTAATTATTCTGATTTGACATATGTAAGACATAACAAATACGTTAAAGATAATCCAATCATTCATAGTGCGGGGTTTGTTGATGGACAATTACTTTACATAATTAGTATTTCATATTCTGAATTAAGTTCTCGTTTTGAAAAGTTACTTAATAAACATTTACCTAATGGTGATCAACCATCAAAATATGTTAGAACTGCCGACTTTAGTTTTAGTTGTATTGATAGTAATTCTCCTAATGTAAAAGTTACTTTTATTAGAGATGATATTGAAAAGTTCTCATCTTTTATTTCTAAAAAATTGTATAAGTTTTTAAAGACAAAAAAAGATTCTAAATCCTAATAATTTCCGGCAACATATTTCTTTTTACAGTTTCTTTTAGGTATATTTTATTTTAATGGTTAACGAGATTGACATATTAGAATTTGATAATTTATTTGATAAATTAAGATATCATTTAAAGAACTCTAAGATATTTTATGACATGGCTAAGTCAGTCAATCGTGAAATACCATTAACTATTTTCCCAAGAGCAGAAAGAGAAAAAATATCAATTAATGAATGGGTAAAGACTATTGAAGATGCTAGTTCACAACAAACAGTTGTATCTACTGTAAGATTATCATATGAAGGAGTTAAATCTTATTTTTCATATGACGCAAATAAATTTTTAGAAAATTATAAAGAGGCTAAGATTAGAATTTTATCTTATAAAGAAATTAAAGATTACGATTTTCAAAATTTAGCATTTGATGTTGTTTTTGAAATTGATGGTGAAATTATAGCAATTGAAATAAAAGTAACTCAAAGTAAAGATCAATTTATGGGTAGTACTCATTCACCAAATAAAGTAGATAACTATATATTCATAGCATTAAATGTTGATAGAGAAACTCCAATAGAAATTGGAAAAAATTATTTGAAAGGTATGATGGTTGCAATGAAATCATTTTCACCTGACGCATGGAGAGGAACTCCAAAAGACAATAATAGTAGATCTTCTTTAAGATTAAACGATAATGAAAATTTAATTTGTGGAGATATTAACTACGGAGGAAGTTTTAAATATGAAGAAATAATTTATGAATAGTATACATTTAGGAAATTCAATTGACGTATTAAAAACAATTGAAGACAAAACAATTGATTTAACAGTTACATCACCACCTTATGATAATCTAAGGACGTATAATGACAAGATTAAAGATGGTGTTTCTTATGAAGGTGGATTTAGTTTTCCATTTGTTGAGATGGCGACAGAATTATTTCGTGTAACTAAAGTTGGTGGTGTTGTAGTATGGGTTGTTAATGATCAGGTTAAGAAAGGTGGTGAAACTGGTTCATCATTTAGACAAGCGTTAAAATTCATGGACATTGGTTTTACACTTTATGATACAATGATTTATCATAAGAACGGACCACCATTTCCTGAGTCAGGAAGATATTCACAAGTATTTGAATATATGTTTGTGTTTTCTAAAGGAAAACCTAAAACAATAAATCTTATTAAAGATAAACCTAATCGTTGGGCGGGTTATACAAATTTTGGTGATCCATCTAAAAGAACTAAAGAAGGTGAATTAGTAAAGGTTGATAAATTTAAAATAGGTGAATTTGGAACAAGATATAATGTTTGGTATATCAATACAGGTTCGGGATTTTCATCTAAAGATGAATTTGCACATCAACATCCGGCAATCTTCCCTGAGAGTTTAGCTGAAGATCATATTTTGAGTTGGACGAATGAAGGAGATATTGTACTTGATCCAATGTGTGGAAGTGGAACAACATTAAAAATGTCTAAGGTTAATAATAGAAATTATATTGGAATTGACATAAATGAAGAATATGTTGAATTGTCCAAAAAAAGAATTGAAAATGTTTCACCATATACTGAAGAGAATCCAAATCCAAAGAATCAGTATATTGTTACTCAACAACAAATGTTAGATAGTAGAAATGAAACAAGATTAAAAAATATTGAGTTAAAAAAAATAGCTGAACAAGAAAAAAATAATAATAAAGAAGAAAATAATAATTTATGATTTTAATGTTTTGGATGATTTCTTATGGGATGACATCAATATTGGTATGGGGTTCCATTTTTGAAAACCTAAGAACATGGATAAAAAAACATTCTAAGTTTTTTGGGAATTTAATAAGTTGTACATTATGTACCGCAACTTGGGTAGGATTTTTTCTATCAGTTGTGTTAGGTGGTTTAACTAATCATTATTTTAATATTCCATGGTACGTTTGTTTATTTATGGATGGTATGTTTTCCGCTGGTATCGTGTGGGGTACAAACAGTATAATTGAATGGTTTGAAGAAAATAGAAAATAATGAACCCATTTATAAAAGTAACATGGGAAGATGTTCCCGAGAATTTCACCCCTGAGAAAATCAGAAGGGTGAAATCTTATTTTGAGAAAAAATATAATGCAAAGACTGTTCAAGTAATTACAAAGACATTAAGTAATGTTAATCAAACACGTTTAGAATCGTTAGAAGCGTCTGATAATATTTTAGATCATCAGTATCAAAAGAAACTGATGAAAGATTTTCTAAGAGATAACAATATAGTTATCAAAGAGGAGTTGATGGAAAGATTAGATAATAAAGTCAACACACAGATAGATAAGTTAAATGAAAATAAAGTCAGATATAACAAATGGTACATCAAGAAAGTTGAATTCTCAAACTTTTTATCATTTGGTGATAATAATGTTATTGATTTTACAAATTTGGACGGCATTACGGTAATTGAATCCACACCTAAAAACTTTGGAGGTAAATCGACATCTTCAGTTGATTTACTTATGTTCTTATTTTTTAATGCAACAACGAAAACAAAAACTAACGGGGAAATCTTTAACAGGTTTACTGATAAGAATGAAGTAAGTGTTCGTGGTGAAATAACAATTGATGGGGACGATTATGTAATTGAAAGAAAGACTTCTCGTAAGATGGGTAAGTCAGGTGATTATACAGTTAAGAATGAATTAGAATTCTATAAAAAGAGTGAAGATGGAACTATTGTAAATTTATCTGGTGAACAAAGAAGAGAAACTGAAGCATTTATATCTTCAGCAATTGGTACACAAGAAGATTTTTTATCAACAATTTTAACAACAGGTTATAACTTAGAAGAGTTAATTGAATCCAAACCAACAGCACGTGGACAGATATTAACTAAGTTCATGGGATTAGAAAGTCTTAAAGCAAAAGAAGAAATTGCTAAAGAGATGTTTAATGACTGGAGTAAAAAATTAGTCTCCAATACATTTAACAAAGTAAGTTTAGAATCTGATAACGAGGCATATAAAGAAAGTATAACTAATTCAGAAAGTGAAATTGAAAAACTTACCATTCAATTAGAAAAGTTTAAAAAAGATTTAACAAAATTAGAGAAAAAGAGAGATGAGGTATTCTTAAAAAGAAATAATGATGTTGATAAGGAACTTATTAATACTAATCCAACTTTATTACAAAGAGAGATTGATGACTTAACAGTTCAAAGAAATACCAGTCAAACAAATGCAGATGGAGTTAACGTTGTTGAACCTTCACAATTCTATAATGAACAACAACATAAAGAATTAAAAGGACAAATGGGTGATATACAAGGTATAGATGTTGCCTTGAGATATGAAAAAACACAAAGGGAAAAATTAATAAAACAATTAGAAGAGGGAACGGTTTGTCCAACTTGTAATAGAGCATTAGATGAGGTTGATCATACAGATGAAATTGAGAAGATTAAAAAGGAAATTGAAGATATTGAAAATGACATTAAAGTAAACCAACTACAATATGATTTATTGTTGGAACAATCACAAGGTTTT